TGTTATTCCTTTATCTGAAAGATTTCAAAATACAAATGTTAATATAAATTTTGAAGTGCGTGAAACACCAGAGCAGAAGATCAGTGATGAGACTTACAACCAAATGTTCACTGAACGAAATAGTTTGGTCCGAACCATCGGGCAAACTCTTCGCATGCGTGGGCATGAAATCAAGCAACTCTTTGATAAAGGATTAGGATCAATTTCAACTAGACTCAAGAACGTCGATCCTATGCTCCGTTCAGAGATTAGAAACCTTGACTTTCGAACTGCCCAAAAGATTGTAACCGCCTTACGAATTGCACATCCACTCCTGGAGAAGACTAAGCAAATGAGTCCGCAAGACAAATTTGTTTGGGATGTAGCTAGGAGAAATTCAGACGAGGTTAAGATAAAAGAACTGGCAGAGAAGTATGGCATGACTGCTGATCAAGAAAAGTTGCGATCAGTCCTGAATCAAATTCGTGAAGAAGCAAAAGATGTTGGTTACGACGTAGGTTTCATCGAAGAATACTGGCCTCGCATAATCAAGGATCAGGAAGGATTCTTGCAGGCAACAAAAGGAATTTCTCAGCGCCCAGTTATTACTGATGCAATTAAAAAGTATGCAGACAAACTTGGAATGACAGTTGAAAAATTTGAGGCTGAATTTCCTGAGCAGGCAGCAGATATTGCTAGCAACACAATACTGGGGAGGAACCTTGGCATTGGTGGGCCAGGCAATATTCAGGCTAGGCAATATGAAGTTGTTCCTCCAGAATTGAATAAGTTCTACATGGATAGTGATGCAGCATTGATGCAATACATCTATAGTATGATCAAAAAGATTGAAGCAAGACGTTTCTTTGGTAAGGTTCCAGAGAGAATAGCGAACCTGAAGACTGAAAAGAAACGAAAGACTGCAATGCTCAAAGAGTATGAACTTACCAACAATACTGCAAGAATAGATGATGTTGCTAGTGACCTGTTGAGGATTGAACAAGAGTTGGATAAGTACAAACTTCAGCGAGACTACACAGAGAATATAGGAACGTATATTAATGATCTCAGAATGTCTGGCAGAATCCAGGCAGAGGATGAAAAAACAGTTAGGGACATTCTTGATGCTAGGTTCCATGAGCATGGAACTACAGGGCCAATTAATGCCTACAAAAATATGGCATACATTGACGTAATGGGATCACCATTGTCTGCGCTGACACAAATAGGTGATCTTGCCTGGGCGATGTATGTTGGTAAGGTATGGACACCAAGAGGCTTAGCTAATACGATTAAGAATGTTGGCAAGGCAACATCAGGATCTTTCAGAAACTCTAAATATCTTGGAGGGATTTATAAAACTTTTGGAGGTTCTAAAATAACTAAGGAAGACTTAGGAATTGAAAGGATCGCTCAGGAGTTTGCAGACGGAACGACACTTGGCAATGCAGTAAGTTGGGTATTCAAAAAAGTACAGCTTGAACGCATAGATTCGATTGGCAAGGAGACATTGATCAACAATGCATTTGATAATTACAAAGTTATGGCTAGCACAGAGGCAGGCAGAACAGAATTGTTGAAGCAACTCAAGCCTATATTTGGCACACAATCAGAGAGTGTAATAAATGATCTGCTTGCAGGTAATTCGACTGACAATGTGAAGATGTTGCTGTACCATAGGTTGCTTGACTTCCAGCCAGTTGCTTTGTCAGAAATGCCAGAACAATACCTTAAGTCTGGGAATGGTCGAGTGTTTTATATGCTCAAGACATACACAATCAAGCAGTTTGATGTATTCAGGAATGAGGCTTGGCATAAAATTAAGACAGGTGAAAAGGATCAAGTTATTGAAGGAATTGGGAACATGATTAAGCTGGTAAGTTTACTTACACTTGCCAATGCTGGAGCGGATGAATTAAAAGACTTTCTGCTGGGCAAAGATGTGAAGTTTGAAGATCACGTGATTGAAAACTTCCTTACTATGGGCGGAGCCTCAAAGTATGTCCGGATGCAAACGACTAGGGAAGGTTTAGGAAGTGGACTTGCCGGCCAGATTTTGCCACCATTCAGATTCATAAACTCCATCAGTAAGGATCTTGGCCAAGGTTATGGTGATTACATTGCCGGTGATACAATTAATTTTGACAACACAAGAATTGTAGAATCCATTCCGATCGCTGGCAAGATTTATTATTGGCATTACGGCAGGGGAGAGGATTACAAGAAGAGTAGTAACGAGCAAGAGTTTACTAATGTCGGAAAAGAAGTAAAGCTATTTAAGAGGCAGCTTGAAAATGTTGAAGACAAGCGAACTTTTTTGAACTCCAACATTGATAAGTTCAAGCAAATGAAGCTGCATGAAAATTTTCAAGCCTCTTTGAATCGGAACCAGGCAGTAATTAATAAGTTGAAAGAAATTGAACAGACAACGAATGTGAGGGAAAGACTTGGACAGTTGCAGCAACAACGAGAGATGTTGTTGAACAAGTATTTTGAGGTTGCAGCTGGGTTGCAGTAAGCAAGATTGATAGTGCCAGAACTTACAAGACATCGTAGGTTCTGGCATTGTTAATTACTCTACAAACTATGGAGTAATCTCAAATAAAATGTTAGCTGGATTATATTTCTTTACATAATACTTTCCGCATGGCTTAGGCTCACAGCAATATCCTCCACGATATACACAGTTTGGCACCATGTAAAGGCTGAGATATTCATCAACCTTTTCTACCTCCTTACGAATCTCAAGCATAATATCTCTAGTCTCATCACTGGCCTGATAGCAGAGACGCTTACGACTCATATCGATAAGATGCTGAGCATTCAGAAGCATCCTGTGATTGACTGGAGAATTTCGAGTGATTACTTCATCACCTGCGCCACCACGATCAGGTCGATTACTCATGACATAATGCTGCTGCCCAACTGCTGCATGTCTCACCAGGTGGACACTTACCTTAGTTGGAATGTCTTGCATGGTGATCCAGAACATCTGGGTTCTGCTTGGACTATGTTCCCATTGATACAGCTGGGCTAGGTTACACTTAGCTGTAAAGCCAGCGTGCATTGTAGATTCAATAGCTAGGTGGGCATCTTCAAGAGTAGTTATTTTCGTAGCTGTTATCTTCATCTTACACCCTCCAGGTGCATTTAATCACTTCAGCTTTTACATTCAGGCTCGACAGCATTGCCAGTTGTAATAACTAACTTTTTTGGCTTCTTAGGAAGGATCTTAAAGCTAGGATTGCCAAGAGCTACGTTCAGTCGCTTAACCATCCCAGCCAGCCAGTCTCCATGAGTGGAAAACCGCATTACTTCGCATTCGTCCAGAGCGTTCTGGAGATCTAGTTCAGTTAATTTTTTCATAGTCGATGCACATAGTCACAGTAGTTACACCTTCGCCATCTAAGTTATGGTCAGGGGATTTTAGGCACCAGTTAATTCCATCGAACCAACGGCAGGATTGACATATAAAGATTGATTCTTGGCATTCTTCAGTAAAATCAATGTAGTCATCTTCGAAGATTTCATTCATGATTAAGTACCCTTTTAAGCTCGGTTTCGTTTTCAGTCAGCTTAGTATGCAGCATACAGGCATAATGTGCAATTTTCATGAGGTCCATGCATTGCTGGCCGTCCCGAGAGTTCTTGCCATATCGATTTAGGTACTTTTTCATTTGGGTAATGAAGTCAGATTCGCTGAACTCAGAACATTGATCTTGGCCTTTATCGCCATACTGAGGAACTGTATAGGTTTCAATGTGTTGGAAGACTTGCTTAGAGAAGTCAAGCCATTCAGTTGAGCGAATAGAATAGTTGCGATCAGTCATAATTACTCCATACTTGAATTTAGATTTGGCACAATAATTCCACGATCCACCAATTCAAAAAAGCATCTCTTAGTTGCAGTTATATCAGCATACGCGTCATGCGCACCATCGAAACCAGTTCCAAATAAGTGTTCATGCAGCTCGACTAGCTTGGGCCATTTGGCACGGCCAGCCTTGTTTTTAAGGCCACACATTTTAACTACTGCCTTATCTTTCATGGTACAATGGTTGGGAAGATCAAGATAGAAGGCAGACCGAGCTTCATCAGTCAGGTTATCAAGATTGCGCTCCATCATCTGGTAGACGTAGTTCCAATCGAAAGCAAAGTTATGACATACAACCAAGTCTGCTTGGCGAAGCAATAATCCAAATTGTTCAGCCGCTTCAAGTTCTTCAATGCCCTCAGCATCTGCACGTTCAACTGAAATACCATGCACCTCTTGAGCATAATAATTCATTGACCTACCATTAGCTTTGATGATGACATTCATTTGAGCATGTTCTTCATTCATATCTGCCAAAATCGCTCCTATCTGCACAGTCCAAGCCTGTTCTGGATCATTGGCAGACAAAGATTTTTTAATGAAGTCACTGGTTTCTGTGTCAAAGAATAGTACTTTTGTTTCAGAAGTCATTTAGTTCTTCTCCATTTGATTTTTCAATACATTCCTATCCATCAACCTGAACACTGTTCGGTCAAGATATGTAGGGTCTCTTTCTTTGCATTTTCTTTTAATCGTATGATACTGACTACTGGTTATGGAATGTTCAGCCTTGACTACTCCAGCTTGTTCTGCCATTTCAAGATATCCCCTTAGCTGCTGTGGGTTTTCTACATCCAGGTGAAAGTTCCGTATTACCTCAGTCCAATCGAATACTTCTCGTGACTCGATGAAGGAAAGTAGCTTGGCATAAATGTTTGCATTGCTGGATAAGCCTAATCCATAAAAAGCGTTTGGCATTTCTTGTTCTGTGACTTGCATGATTGCCAGGGCTTGCTCGAAATGCTCAGCCGTGATTATCATTTCATCCGATTCGGCGGCGCTGACAAGCATACAAACCTTGTTTAGATGCAATGGTCTCCTGTGATTATAGCCTAAGAAACGATCACTTGGCACTCCAGACTCGTCATACTCTTGCTCATACCATCGAACATAGGTCTTGAGAAAGTCTTTGCTCAGGGTGAACTGGCCAGATAGGTTGGCAATTTCCTGCAAGTCATTTTCTAACTTCTTTTGTATATCTTCCTCTTCTTCTGTCAAAAACTGCAATGCTCTTCTCTGCTTCGGGCCTTGTCCAACTACAAAGATAATCCGAGATATCAGGCCACCACCAACTGCATCTTGACTCAATTTAGATTGCAAAAGACTAGGAGTAATGCATCCAAAGATGGTCAGCCAACAATTGGATATGTCTTCAGTCTTTCTGGCTAGGGTCTTATACTTCCAAACGTCTGCACAATCGAAAAGGTCAGTCAGACTTGCGAGTAACATCTGATCTCTATCGTTCAGAAAGACTTGGAATTCTTCTGACCAGATGGATACGCTCTTATGCTTGCGGGTAAACCCAGCATGATCGACATAAGTATCTTCGCTGTCCATGAGTTCTTTATAAAGTGCCTGGGTGGAGCCTAGCGAATCTGCACCTATATTAACATCTAGCTTTTGCACAAAGCTTTTTGCTATCTTCATCGCTGTGCCTTTCCGTCCTCCCGGTGGACCGACTAATGCAAGGAACAAATTTGGATAAACATAACCTCGAAGTGCTCCCCAATTGCAATAGCACTTCCGCCGAAGAGCAGAACTAATGGCAGTTAAGCCGGACCATAAATGGTATAGTTCTGGAGGCTCTGTTCGCTGGGTGTACTTCATATAGTATGACAGCCAATTATCTAATTGCCTCGACATGGTAAAAGATTGTCCTTATCAAGATGCTCTATGATTGCTATGGATTGCTGTCCATTTATTATCTGTTAAAATCCTATCTTTTCAATTGCCTTGTCTACAGACTCTTGATTGAAAATACTTATATCTGCCGTGTTGCCAGCCCATTGAGTGCCGATCTTGGCATCCAAGCCGATTGTAAAGCTCTTACCTTTGTAAGTGAAGGTGTGGGTTAAATGATCTTTAATGATCAACAGTATCTGCACGAGATTTGGAATTTGGCTTTTGTGAAATTGAAATACAAACGAGTCATGGACAGTTGTCATGCAGCGAATGTCGAATCCATCTTTGCCTAACCTAGGATCATTGACACATTTTATTATTCCTCGGTTAAGCAGCTCTGCGACCGTAGACTGTGGTTTATATGAATATGCATTTCTGAATAAAGCTGCATTCATTTCACCCAAGAATCGTCTAGGTCGTCCAAACAAGTTGTAAAGAACTCGATTCTTCTGAACCTCTTCCTCGATTGAACGATGCCATCTCTTCAATCCTGGAAAGCGATCAGAATACATGTCCAGCAGGCGTTTACATTCTGACTGACTTTTAAATATTTCCTCCGCTGCTAAATTGTCAGAAAATGTTTGAGGTCCCATCGCATAATTGGATGCGTGCACGACCTTTTTTCCCATATACCTCATTGTGGATTTCTGATCAGACTTTTTAGTCTTAGCCTCATGAATTACTTCTTCAATTGGAACTCCAAAGATCTTGCTGGCATTAAAAGAATGTACATCAATGCCTGACTCGAATGACTGAATCATGTTTGCATCTTGAGTAAGGTATGCAACTACGTGTGCCTCAGCCTTGGCAAGGTCACATTCGCAGAGAATCCAATCTGGATCGGCAATGAGATAATATTTGAAAATGTATGGCTGATTCTGAAGGTTCGAATTACCTGTAATCTGAATACTATTTCCATTACGAACAAGAAAGAAACTTGTTGGAGTTTGTAAGCAATATACCATTCCAGTATAATCAAACATACTCCAATGCTGCCTGTTTACACGAGCATACTGCCGTGGTTTAATGTTAATTGAATATAATGGCTTATTGTTTCCTTGACCATAACCATTGTTATTATCATTATCTACTCTAACAGTACAACTTTTACCAACTAGATGTACTAATGTGTTTACAATTTCTGCATTAGCCTTGTTTGTAGTATAATAAATATAACTTCTATTTCTGGTGTGTGCATCCCAATATTGAAGTTCATCAATAAAAGCTTCTTTAGCTTCTAAAGTTAAATCATACATCCAAGTTCCAAAAGTCTTTCCAGCAAAGAAAAACTTTTTGATTAAACTTGACCATTCAGATGAAATACAAAACCTTCTGTAGCCTGAAGTAGCTGATTGCTCTGTAAAGTCAATGTTTCCAGCAGCCATTAGCTGTAAGAATCTATTAATTTTTCTCGTCTTTTTAAAGGCTATTCTAATATTAGATTCTTCAATAGATCCATCTGCCTGAACCATTGCCATTAAACGAAGGAGAAGTGGTGGAAGTTCTTTAGTACCGTTGAAAGATCCACTAAGAGGTAATAACCTTTCACTAAGGTTAGCAGTTTCATAAGCTGAGTTTACACTAAAAGTCTTATGCCCTGGATGATAAGATGGTATTCTATGATCTGCTGTATAAGCACCCATAGTTTGTTCATGCTTCAGTAACATCATTTTAGAATCATAAAACTCTTTATGATATTTAGGAGTACACCAGGATAATTTTTTTGTTTTACTATCCCATTGCATTGCCTGCATACCATCTTTAAAATATTTTAGTGGAATCCATCCATTAGGAGTTAATACTTCGGCTGTAGGTAATAAACATCCAGTACCAAAGTAGGTCTTTTCCGTAGCTATTCTTCCAGAAACTGTTCCAGAGATTTTGTGGTTACATCTTAAGCGTTTATCATCATCTACTTGAATATTGAAGTAGGTAGATACCAACTTTTGATACTTCCGAATCTTGATAATGATCCTGGCTTCTGCTGAACCTTTAACATCTTTTTTTGCAATTCTGTGAAGAGCTACCGTATCACAGGTAACTGCTCCTGTTTTGCGATTCACGTATGGCTTGATCATACAGATGCCATAGAAATATGCGACCATTTGTTTTGCAGAACCTGGGTTAAGCTCTCTACCTGCGATCTTATTCAACTCTGCTTGAAGCTCTATCAGTTTGAGTTCATACTCAGATTTGATCTTAGTAATTCCGTCGGTGTCTGTCAGGATTCCGTTGAACTCCATTTCCATTAAGGGCTTATGAAGGCTCATGGTATAATCCATAGCATCCATAGAATCGAATTCGCCTAACTCTTCGAGAAGCTTTTCTGTTATTGGCAATAGGTAGGCAGAGTCTTTGGCATTGTATGTCCAGTATTGTGGCCAGTTCTTAATGGCCTTGAGGTGGGATTGCTTTCCTTCATCCTTATAGTAGGGAAAGTAGGTATAAGTTGAAGTTAAGTAATCCAGTCCCTTGGGAAGTTCAGTGTAGCATATATGCTGAGCAAGCATGGTGTCGAAATAAAAATTATCTGTTTTAATGTTCATTGTTCTGAACGTAAACATGATGTCGAACATTCCATTCTGACATATCTTGCCAATCTTTTCATCATTCAGGATTTCTGCTAAGCCAATCCAGATTTTCACTTCCTCTTCGGTAGACCAATAATTTCCTTGGTTGTTCATGAGCGGAACAGACATAGAGATTATTCTGTTCTCATTATATACTGCGAGCGAATAGCAAGTGATGAATTCTGGAGTTGCTTCGATGTCAAAGCCTACGTATTGCTTGGTCTTAATTAAGGCATAGAACTGCATTATCTCTTCAAAGCTGGGCTTGATCTTAACATCTACGTTGTCAGTCAAAAGTGCCGGGTCTTCAATGATGCGAAGGGCTTTAGTAAAGTCCGCGATCATCGTATAAAAGTGGATGGGCTTGCCATACGGGAGGGTGAAAGATGGGTGATAGCTCAGGCCGATTATCTTGCCAGCCAGCTTTTCTTTCAAATGTGGGAAGTCTTCGGCATGGTAAAATGAACCGCGATATTTTGTGATTGAATCAAACTTAGGTTCGTCCAGCAAGAGTCTCATTGGAGTTGCACCGAGCAACATTATGACTTTGCCAGGAAAGTGAGACAGCTCATCAATTAAGGCTGCTTGCAATTTGGACCAGTCTGGATGACGGTAGCCTTTGTCTGTCCAAAGAACTGCGGTATTGTTTTTTGGAAACTTAGCTTTGCACGCATTGGTGAGATAGATTTTATATCTTGCAAGTCTAACTGCCGCACAGATGCGATTGAACTGAGAGCCTGTCGTACCTACAAAGGGTTCGTTTTTGATTACTTCGATCTCGCCTGGAGCTTCGCCAACCATTGCGATCTCAGCCGTGAGTATGTTGTCTGTCGGGTTGCAATCTACAGCGAGTGCATCGAAAGAACTCTCTTTCTGCTTTGTGGCTGTAGTTGATATGCTAGGGATTATCATGAGTGGTCCTTTAAATTTTACCTTGTTTTAATCCATCTATTAGCCATTTAATTCTAAATGCAGCTTTCCATCTATCAGAAATGTAGATCATATTATCTTTTATAGATTCAATAGACTTGTATCCATAAGTATCTTCTCCACATCTAAAATCATTTTCTTCCACACTATGTTTTAAGTATAATTTTTCTAGTGTTGGAAGACATTCTAATAATCTTTTATTACCTTTTCCTCTAATATATTGACCTATTGCATAGTTAATATTAGGTGGCTTCTTTTTCATATCCTATCCTTCGTCAATGCTCCTGGATTCGGAGCTTTAATCTCTTGCTTACAGTCCAAACAAAGATAAGAACGAATCCGCATAACATTTGCACTAATAATGTTAATTGCAAAGTTATAATTCGGTTCGTTCTTATAACCATTTGGCCAGCTCTTGGATGCGAAGCCTATCTCAAGAGGTACAATGTTCTTATGCAGGCAACAGTTAGATCCAGGTTCAGCCGGAGCCTTGTCGGACTTTAACTGCTCTACGGAATATTTTGACATAATTTTATTCCTTTTTTATATCCTCTATAAGTTCTATTATAGATCTATTAAATCTTATATTCATAATAGAAACAAAATCATCATTAAGATCTTCTTTATGAATAGCAATTGCATTATTATATAATTTATTATTTTTATATACTCTTAAACGAATTGATATTGTATTATCATCTTGTAAGAGTAAAATTTCTCCATCATTTCCAAAATGCTCTTTTATTATATTTAATGCATCAAATAAATCGAACTTCATCATAGCCCCTCCACCTCGGCAGTTATCCCAAGGTAATTTTCAAGCCTCTGGTAAAATTCAGGAATATATTTCTGTGCCTTATCACATCCAAGCGGTGTCATTCTTGCTTTCGCTGCACTGATTAAGCAGTTACCAGAGCCAGCAAACAGAGACATAAATATTGTGCCAGGCTTGCCTAGAGCCTTTACAAAGTGGTCATACAGTTCAATTGGCTTTTCCCACTGATGGATTCGCTGCGCCGAACTGACCGTGTTAATATTAATTGCCGATGGAAAACTAGGTGTGTTGAACTGAGCATTTCCTTTGCGGAGCAGCAAGAACATTTCCCAATTACTTACCATGTTAGTTTTTGGTCTGTTAGTGCTGCCTCCAGTTTTAACCCAAGAACCTGGAGACTGAACACCAAAGCCAATATCCTTAGCAATGTTATTGATCTGTATAAAGTGCTCCTTGCCAGTCCAGACTAAGCACCAACTACAGTCAAGCATCTTCTCATACACTAACGGCAAGTAATTGAAGTAGAACTCATAAAGTTCTTTCTCATCCCAATCGGTAGCTTTACATTCGATCTTGTTTGTCTTACCGTAGTTGTCGTTGAAGTCAATTGCATAAGGTGGGTCAAGTTCTACCATCCCCACAGAGTTGCTTGGAATCTTATCAAGGAAGGTTTTATAGTTTTCTGCCACATAAATTACGCGAATGTTAGAATCTATAAGGCCATTCTCAGATTCGTCTTCTTGATCCTCTTCGTCAATATCTTCCAGCTTTTCTTTAGCTTGCTTGGTTTTGTCAAATACTGCTTTCTTGACTGTGTTCTTTTTTGGTGCAGTCATCTGGCCGCTTTGCAGAGCAGCCAATCTTTCTTTTTCAGTATCGCTGAAGCTGCCCATTCGCTGAAGTGCCTTAGCTTGTTCGCCGAGAGCTTTGTATGCTTCCCTGGCTCGGCCTTTGGTAGTCTGGAGTTTAAGTATCGGGAAGACTTTCAGTGCCTCAGCAAATGCCAGGTCAGTAGATAAGCCTCCAAGACTGCACTTGAGTCTCTTGGCTGTTTCACGGTAGCCCCAAGATTTATTTTCCTTAGCTGCAGCTTCTATCCAATAGTTGTGTAGCTTATATTTTAGGTCTATTTCCTCATGCCACAGAAACTCCTTACGGTCCATGTTGCTCAGGAGTTCAATCAGGAAGTGGTCGTCTTCTGTAATGCCGTCAAAGACTCGGACTTCGATTGTTTCACGACTGAGTTTTTTGAGTGCTTCGATCCTGTGAAGTCCATCAATTAGGACGTTATTCGAGTCTATGAGGATCGGATGAAGCTGGCCGACCATAGAGATGGAATCGGCAAGGCTGGAGATGTCGCCAACATCCATGCGAGCACGGTCTTTGATAATAATCTCTGCTATTTTTCTTTCTTCTATCTGGAATAGTTGCATAACTTTCTCTTAGTTTAAATTTTGAAACTGCTTCTTGATTAATTCAATCTGATCTGCTGAAAGCTTACCAAGTAAGTCACTAGCAGCCTTGGTTGGGTCTGCCAGCATTTTCTTGCCTTTCTTAGTTCCGCTGTTCTTGGAAATGTTTTTCATCGCAGACTTGGTAATCTGCTGAGATTTGACCAAGGCAGCGTTCAGGGCACTTGTTCGCATTGTACGGACTTTTTCAATTATCCTGGCTTGCTCAGGATATGACATTTCGAGAAATGAACGAGTGTAAATCCGATCCATTAGTGGCATGATTTGCTCCTATCTATGATCTCCAGAACCACCAAGCTGGTTACGTTCTTTACGATCAGCTAGTTTTTGAATGTTCATGATTGCAATATCATCAAGGCTAATTTCAAGGTCGTAAGCTATACAAGCTATATACCACAAAGCATCACCAAGTTCATAAGCGATTTCAATCTTTTTAACATCGGTAAAGTTACCATCGTTGTCACGATAAATCTTTTTTACTTTATCAAGGACTTCACCAGCTTCTCCAGCTAACCCTAATACATGACAGAAGAAGGCATATTTTTCTGAGTAAATATCGGTGGACTTTGCCGAGATTTGATATTCGTTAAAGGTCATGGCTTATTCCTCAATTCCAGGCAGCGTTAATGGTTTGCCCTTATACATATAGTCAAGGACTTCACTTAGTTTGCCTCCAATGATGATGGATTTCAGCGAGAGGAATATTTGCCGAAATAGTTTCGTTTGCTGGCCATGGTGGAAGTGTTCCTGGACTTGCTCATACAAGTCTTTGTCGATCCTAGCAGTTACTTTACATTCTTCTTTGTACATTTTAATTTTCCTTTTTTAATAATGCAAAAAGTTGTTCCTCAGTTATTTGAGGAATGTTATAACGGGTTGCCTTTTCGATTTTGTTTCTTCCAGGATCATCTCCGACGACAAGATAGTTTGTCTCTCGTGTGACTCCGGAAGAGAACTCATATCCATAACCGTTCAAGATTTCGATCATAGCTTCTCTTGATTGGCTTAATGATCCGGTGATACAGTAAATTGCTTTTGCCTCAGTGGGGAGTGGAGCAAATGAAAAGTTTTTCATCTCCGTAATAGCATTGGTATAAATACTCGCTGCGGTTACAAAGCTTTGTTTGGCCCGATCGGTTATGTGGATATTAATTTCTCCTGTCTTAAGATATTGGCACAAGCGCAAAGCTGACTTATATGCTAATCCTGGCAGACCTAAACCTGATACAAAGTGTGCCATGTGGACTTGGTTATTCATACTGAATACTTGCTCAGCGATGTTGCTATAAATGGTTACACCAATCTCATTTATGATGTCTGGCACAATGTCGTAGCTAAGTGGATCGAGTAAGGCCCAAGGCTTGGTTGACAGTACAGAATAACATTTTTCATTCTGGAGTAGCTTCTCTATAATGCCTTCTCCGACTCCGTCAATCTTTATGCCCTTTTGAGAGTAAAAGTAAGCAATGGATACGATGAGCTTGGCGATGCATGTTGGACCATTACAGACAAGATGGACTCCTTCCCATTGCAGAATCTCAGTACATTTTGGACAATGTATTGGCAGAAGATTTTTGTATTCATTTAAATTTCTGGTTGTTAAAATCTTTGGAATTATTTCACCAGCCTTGCCAACAGAAATAGTTGATCCTGGCATGATTTGACGATCTTTAATCCACTGAGCGTTATTGCCAGTTACTCTGTTATTAGTAGTTCCACAAAGCTCGATTGGCTCATATACAACTGTTGGTATTGCCCTTCCGAGTCGGCTTATGTTCCATTCGATATTTGTAACTTTGGTTTCTTTAACTTGGATTGGAGGCTTCCAGGCGATGCTCCAGTTATTGGTCTGTCCATTATTACCGGCGACTAAGCGAACTTTCTCGTCTGCAACCTTGATCATCAGCCCATCCATTGGATAGATTTTTGACCAATTACTGTATGTCTCAAGCAGAAAATCTCCCATAGCTTCGAGGCTACCGGAGTAAGTATAGTCAGAAAACAGGCTGCCATAATTATGTGGTATGGCTGTCATCATGGCGCTTGGCTTATCATATTTGCGAGCTAGCCATCCAGCCACAACATTGCGAGGATTTGCTCCATAGGCTGGATTCCACTCGGCTAATGGGATGAGTATCTCAACTGCCTGAAAATGCTTAAGCTGGAAGGGAAACTTGATGTGAGGTAGCATGTGAGTTATGTCTGTTCCACACCTGCCGTCGCCTTCAAGAGTTAATGCAATGCCTGAGTCTGTGAGTGTCACTACTGCTGCACAGCCATCATATTTTGGCTCGATCTTGAGGACGTAAGAGCCAAACCTTGTGAGGAATGGCTTAAGATCAGTCATGTTGAAAGCTTTGTTTGTCCCATAAATTGGTTGTTTATGCCAGGTTTTTCCTGTCAGGGATGCTCGGTTTTGTGCGGTATGGTAGAGAAGGTTATTATGTGGGTCGATGGCATAGAGTTGTTGCCAGAGCAAATCGTATTCGCTATCTGTCATGAATGGTATGCCAGAAGCATAGGCCATATTTGCTTGGCGAATTTCTTCAATTAGTTGTTCTCTTGTCATTGGTAATCTCCTTTAGAAAATTATTTTCATTTAATAACTTTAAGCCTCAGATAAGTTTCTGTCTTTCACTATTGGCCAAGCAGCTACTTTGACAGGCTTATGACTCCTAAGTGATCAGCTTAGGTATGTTCTCAACACCTCTGAGGCTTAAAATTATTAACTGACCTAGAGCAATTAGGTTCATGGAGGATACAAAGTTCATATCCTCCATGTTCCTTAGCCCTTCGTTGCTTTTTGCATATCGGGCAATCCTATATAACTATAGGATCAATTTTCATTCCTACCCAGAGGCCAGAACTCTGTGGAATAAATAGTTAAAACAAATTATATGGTGAAAACTATTTAATTGGTTCTCCTTTCGCTAGGTTCGTTCATTTTTGAACAGCAAGTTTTATTAGTTAAAAAGATATTCAGACCCGTATCGTATTTCAGGGCTTGTGAGTCAGCACCGCCATAGCTTGGTTCCCAAGACAGGCTATTAAATAGCAATATCTTTATTAATTAAACTACTCGAACAATCTCATTCCTCGGTGCTCCAATCTTAATCGGATTTCCTTCGTCGTCAGTACTCATGCCATCGTTATAATTCAGTTCAGCCGTAAACTCCAAGCCAACCAGATCAGATTCGTCAGTCTCCTGGTCGGGATCTAAGCCGAGAGCGCGAAGGAAATCTTTAACCATCCGCCACATCAAGTTGTTCTTATCTTCATCGTCGCCCTGATAGTCTTTGTAATTACCATACCAGAGTGTGTGGAAGATAGTAGATGCGTTGTCTTCGCCATCGATGTTGATAATCAACTGGCAGCCGTAACGGCCAGTTCGCTGAGACTTGGTTTCTTTGACCTTGGTGATGCGGAGATCATACTCGCCAGCTTCTACGGGTGCCTTGTCGGGAATCTCACTCAGATTAGGAATCATTGCCATGGTAGTGCTCCTTGAATTGTTTGTTTTAGTTTAGGTTAGTTTGGTTTAGTTTGGTTTGGGTTAGTTTATTCGTTTGTTTGTTTTTTGTTTTTATCCTCCTTAACTTTGATTATCACATCAACCGAATCTTTTTCACAAGATTTGGCTGTTAATAAAGCTTGTAAAAGGCACTGCTTTTCAGGACTTTCATCAGCAACCTCAAAAGTTACTATGCCAGAATAATTATCTACTTCGATTCCAATCTTCATAATTAAAACTCCTTTAATTAATCTTATTGAGGAATAATCGTCTTGCCTGCAAGATAAGCAGTTGCAAGCTGGTCCATCGTGATGCCTTCAACCTTAGGCATATCAAAAACCCTGGACTTAGCTTCAAATGCAAGTTTTTCTGTAAAGAAGATTTGCCGTTTAGTTCCTTGAGTTGTCAGCAGATATGCTTCATCAAAATCGGCAGCTAGCAGCTGACGAAACTGACCATTGACAGCGGGATATCTTGCTACTACTTCTTGGTCAGAATTCATGAGCGTATGAAGATGGACTGTGACTGCAACTGCACAAGGAAGCTCTTGGAGTGAACTAACTAATGTTGTCATCCAGTTCAAGAGCTGGCCCCAATGCGCAGGTGCCATTCCTAACTTCATGTCGATCTTTTTACCAATGCCGCTTGGAGTTATTCCTGACTTCTTTTCGATTTCATGAATCGCCTTCTTGTTGGCATTGGTCAAGCTGTCCAACACCAACATTCCGCCTTGTTCCTTCAGCCACTCAAAAAGCCCAGCTTTTTCATCCTCCTGGAAAGTATGCCAGAAATCTGAAAATAACAAATTATCATGAGAAAAATTATCCAGAGTAATATCAGTTCGATTCTTAGATATCTTCTCAATGGTCTTTTCACCTCCTTTGTCGAACATGTAGTAGTGCAAAGGTCCCTTGGTGTAGGTGGCTGTGAAGTGGGTTTTGCCAGATCCGGAATTGCCAGTTAGCAGGAATTTGAGATCAAAGATTCGCTTGCGTTCAGTTAGTTTGGTTTTGTTAAAACTTGGTTTTGCTTCTGATGGGTTCATTTAAAACTCCTTTAAATGAAATTAATCTTAGACTTCTACATGTTTCCATGTAATTCCTGCTTTTATCTTATAAATAGCTTTTCTATTTATTTTCATTATTATACCTCAGCTAATCTCCTTTTAGTTTCTAAATCATGTAAATCAGGATTCCATTCAGAATGAATAAACCCTTGAGGCGCTTTTTCCATCCAGTGCAACGGATTGTTTCGGAGTCTGCAAAGATCGTAATATGGACAAACTGAGCTAAACGTAGTGCAAGCATAGCCTGGATTCCGGTGGAAGGATTGCAATACATCCGAGCGTTCCCGGCAGTTAATCTTATCTTCTTCGAGAAGGTTTAGGTTGTGCTGAATCTCATCGGCATAATGACAAAGGTTAGCCAAGAAGTGTTCGATTGCAGCAGAGCGTTTGGTAATTGTAATTGGTACAAAATCAATCTTGCTTTTCTGGCAAAGTGCTATGCGATAAGTAATGGTTGGAATCTTATCATAAAAAATTCTGCCAGCGGTTAGATAACCATCTGACTGGAATGACATTTCAAAGGTTTGAGGTGTTGTGGAGTAGATGGCCTTAGCGGTTTTGTGATCGAGAATATCGATGCCATCAGCACCATTTGAAAAGATCAGATCGATTCTACCTATATAATTTGGAAGCTTTGAATCTTTGGTTGACAGATCAATACTGAATGGTGCTTCAACAGCGAGGATTGACCGATCTTTTACGTCAGCTACCAGGAAGCGGTCCCAATATGCTTTGTACATATTAGCAGCATGGCCAGGACTCTTGGGAAAGATTGCATCCTCGTTTTTCCAATAAGGCTCGCCGTCGAGCTTCCAGAGTTTGTTAAAGCTCCGAATTGAATGTTCAGTTGCTTCGAGAACAGATAGTGTTTGATTGTCTTTCAGAAGGTTGTACGTAGATTCGAGGCCGTAATGCCAGCAGGAGCCGAAGACAAGGTGAATGGATTGTCCAGCAGGCTTGAGGTTCAACACGTACTGGAATAAGAACCGCCTGGGACAGGTGAGATAAGTTGATAAAGCAGAGTAATCGATTTTTTCATGGAAATTCATTTGAGAACCTTCTCATTGAATTTTAACCAAGTGGCCGACTCTGATAACGTCTTATCAGCGATACCTGTCAGTTCAGGTCAGATGGTGCGCATGGACTTTTCTATCCAATGCGTTCCCGGCACAAAAGAGTTGAAGGTTAAAAGAATCGCTGGGCTTCCACCAGCTCCCACTTCGCTTTAACGTATGCGTGTCCTATACGACCTGACTTTCCAGGTTGTCAGATGAGTGCTCGGCTACTTTCACCAGGGCGATCTAGTCGCTGCCTATTGCCGATAGTTTTCTCGGACACACCCAATTTGCTAAATTACCGATTGTTGAACTGAGCCAGGATGGCGTCACGAACTTCCGGAGGCAGATTGCCGAGAGCTTCCAGGGCTTTCTCTTCAGGAGTCTTAGTAATCCTCAGAGTCGGCTTCCAGTCGCTGAAGTCCTCGGCCAGGATGGCGTCGTCAGCATTGCTGAACTCACCATTATCGTCCTTCTCTTCCAGTTTGCGCCGAACGACTGCCCTGAACGAAACCTTCAGCTGATTCTTAATCATGTTCAGTGCCAGGTCATCGCCAAGGCTCTGTACCATCTCTTCGACAGTGCCGAGGTTCAGAACTGCGGGCTCGGTAACGGTGATCTCACGATTAGCCTGGTTTGAAACTACTTTGATCATGCTCATTTTGAATCTCCCTAATTAGGTGGTTGGTAAAATGGGCCTTATGCCCAAAAGCTAGAACAACTAAATTTGCTTGGTACATCCAAAGAAGTGCACAGATAAGTTTTGTTGGCTTTGACCTCCTTGTTATGGTTGTAAGTTGTGTCCTATCTAATCATAAAGGGCAATTTCGGGCTTTATTTGGCTTTTGCCGTAATGTTTTTTCACTATACCCGAAAAACCCGCCGAAAGCAAGACCTTTTTTCGCCTTCTTAATCTTTTTCACCCTGCCTTAAATGCCTCAAGCACAACCAAATTACTTAATCTCATAACTTTCCATCAACTGGTTATGCTTTTCTTCCAATCCGATCTCGTCAACAGCATCAGTTGCCTGCATCTCCTCGGTAATGTCAACAAGCATGTAGACTTTACCACCTTGGGTGACCTGGCAAATGCCTAAGCCTTCAAGAGTTATGACGGGCTTAGTTTTTGCTTCAGCCTCGAGGTTTGTCAGGATTTTATTCTTATCACTTATCTCATTTATAAGAGGAAAAAATGTTATTCCAGCCCCAATTAATATGCCAGCAACAAACATTGAGGCAATGGATTTGTTATCGTTCATAACACTCCTATAATGCAAATGATTAAAAGAATAGCCACATAAAATAGGCCAACTTTGTCTCGAACAGATGTTTCAGCTGAAAAGTCTACCTTGTAGTTGTTCATGATGCTCTCCTTTTGAGGTCTTGAATTGCTTCAAGGATAGAAAGTTCTTTCTGCTTTGAGATGTCAAGTGCTATCCGAGTGTTATTAATTATCTGCTCGGCAGCCATAGCTTTGCGATATAGTTTGTCTCGTTGAGCCTTGTAAAAGGCTACTTCTTTCACAAGGTTTTTGACAAACGCAGCTATGTCTGCATCAGATGAAAGATTATGTTCTTCTCGGATTGAGAATAATACATCAATGGCAGCTTTAGACATGTTGGTCTCCATTAGTTTGGTGGTTAGCAACTAAGATTCGCTTCCCATGAGAGGTGATAAAGTAAATTAGTTCGTTTGGACGCTTGGTTATGGCATGTTTATGGTTCCAGGCATAAAAATATTCTCCTCGTCCGGTCTGGTAAAGGTTCATTCCGATTAGTTCTGGCAAGAATTTGCGTGGGATCATAGATTAGATTTCCTCTCCTCTGGCCTTAGCCAAAACTATTTTTGCTTTTTCAAACCATTTAGCATAAACTCGCTCCCCTCTATTAAATGCCTCTTCTTCATCAACTGCTTCTTGCAAAAGGTTATAAAGTTCTGGTGCAGTAGAGACTAAATAAACATTAGCTGTTGCTTCTTCTATTTCTTTACAAACAAATGGACACATATAACCATCATATTCACCAGCGATTACTAGATTTTCATTTGAATCTAATATAGAGGCTAAGTCTTTTGAGCCACAAAAAGTTATCTGCCATGGTCCTGGGGTGAATTTAGTTTTCATTATTTATCCTCCTTATTAAGGATTTTATAATCTTCTCTTCCATCTAATATAGAATCATTCTTTTCACTTATCATTACTAATTTTGGTGTTACTGAACCTTTTTTAGCAATTATGTTTTCATAAAACTTATGAATCCAGGTTCCTTTTTCTAATGAAGTGGAATCTTTGGTCAGGTCCATGATTATGGCAATACATACCTCGCTTGACACTCCTTCTTGGTAAAGATTTACTATTTTGGTTAGTTGTCGATTAAGCATGGCGTTCCTCCAGTGAAGGTTGAGAAGGTTGGATACAAGTGATCTTGAGATGGTGTAATGGCCAGGTGGAAGAGATTCGAATTCTGATTGAGTTGTTATTTTCATTGATTGTTCTCAATTATTTGCTCTAGCTGATATTGTTCGTATGCAACTTTGCGGGCTTTGTCAAAAGTGATTGGCCAACAGGCTTCGCATTTGCTCAGATCGAGTTGATGCAACGCTCGAGATGCAGCCACGTACAAGATGTTGGTTTCCTCAGTTGTGGGGTTCACATTATCTGTAGGGACTTTAAAATCATTGGCCAGACGTACCTTTGACCATTCCAAGCCTTTTGCCTTATGCGCAGTAGTTATGGTTACATCGGCTTCGGCTGGATCTTCGACAGTTGATTCAAGTATGTTGAGTAATCTTTCTCGCCCATAGGTTTCAATCAATTTCAGAATTGGCTTGATATCTCCGCCCATCGGTGAGTCTGCATACTCGACAAGATCATGGAAGTTCTTGAAGAGGAAGAGGTCAGGATGATTGGTATAGCCTTTTAGCTTAAGTTGAATGATTGAATTGATAAGGTATGTTAGCTGCTGTGTTCCTCCTAAGATGTGGACAGACAAACCTCGTCCGAGGGCTTCAATGGTTTCAGCTATAATGCCTTTGTTCGTGCGACAGAGGATAGCGTCTACAGAGGGTAGAGGCTCATAATGGATTGAAGAAATCACATCATCATTACCGTGAAATGACACATACTCGAAGTTATATGGATAATAGCCGGAGATTATTGTGTTGGCCATATTTGCAATGTCTTCACCGAAGCGGAAACTTCTAGTAATGTAGAGCTTTGTCAAATGGTCATCTTGCAGAGCATTGACAGCCCCACGCCAAGAGTAGATTTGCTGGAATTGGTCTCCAACAAAAATCTTCTGGCAGCTTTGATTTTTGATTACCTGAGCGATTACTGGGTTGCTATCCTGGTATTCGTCAAAGAAGATGAAGTCTTTGTTAATGATTGGATTGGTAAGTGCCCAGATTTTTAAATAAACATCGTGAGTTATGGGCATAGGTTTGGTTACGTCAGCCATTTCGTTGAACACAAGATTTGCGTGTTGAATCAGATCTTCACGCATAACATCCAGATCTGCGTCTTGCAAGATGGTTAGTTTTGGCAAATGTTTGTATTGCATAACTTCGTCGCTAGAATAACAGTACTTGCGGATCGTATTTAGGATTAAGTAACCTTTGTTGGCAGGAGAGTTATAAAGCTGCCAGTCTCCGATGTCGAAAGTATCTGCAAGTTGTTTGCCAGTCAGTTTTTGCAGCTTTTTCCTGTACTTGAAGCCAACAGATCCATAGGCTAGTGCATGGCCAGTTTTACAAGTAACAGTACTGGCGAATTTAGTTGCAGCTTCTTGGGCGAGGAGCTTGTTAAAAGAAATTGACAAGCCCAAGCCTGGCATCTTTCTTGCCATTGCTAAGAGCAAGAAAGTTTTGCCACTCCCAGGAGGTGCCTGGATTGCATAATCGTTGCCGTCAAGAATGGTGTTCACGTGCGATTCTTGTTCAGCTGTTAGAGTTTTGCCTTTATATTTCATTACCATGGCTTAACCTCCTTTAATAATCATAATCTGGTTCATCTAGCTCAGCTTCAGGTACATCAGCCTCGCAACAATCGGTGACTGGGTTGCCGTAATCAGATGGATAATGAATTCCAGCCTGGCCGTGAGTGCAATGAGTTCCTGAGTAACTGAATGATGTATCTATGGCAATTATCTTGCAGGGCTGATGGCAGGCTGGACACTTAAAATCTGGTGGAGTTACCCAAGTTGGAAGTCTTTTCATTTTCTATTGCCTCAATTTTGGTTATCTGATTCCAGTCTGCTGGGTCAGTTTCAGTAGAAAGGATTATACCGATTAGGATAGCTACAGATGTACCACCAAGTACAAATCCGCAAAGAAACAAGATTGCTTGTTTTAAATTATTCATTTGGACACCAAATAACAGGCAAATTCAGCAGAGGTTAAGATCATAGCCTTGTGGAACTTTACACTATTTTCGCCATCAACAGATATTCTTAAGGTTGCATCGGGATCATTTTTACAGTGATCCATTCGTTTTACGGATATTTCTTCAAGAAGACTTGTTAGAGGCTTTAACTGATCGGCTGGGGTTCCCTGGACGTCGACGATTCCACATTCTTCCAGAATTTCTCTAGCACGAATAACTGCTGGAGGTTCTTTCGGGAGTTCGAACCTTATCAATTGGTTGTTAACGATTCGATGCAATGATTCGCGCCAATTGGTAAGCTGTGGGAAGCCTTTTACAATACTGGAGACTGTTATATATTGCCTGCCTGGGATGGCTTGTTCAACAGAGGTCATTGGTGCCCATTCGTCATGATCAATGAATGGTTTGACTACATAAAATGACCACTTGCCATCTGCATCCATGGCTGCCCACTTCCAGCGACTGTCAATATTTAGGTTCATTCAGGGCTCCTTTTTATTCTAGGTCAGTCATTGTTAAACCCTTGGTTACGCGGGTTTGGCTGAATTTCTGACGAATGAAGTTGATAGATTCTTCAGTTGGAATCTCTTTCGGATCATCACAGAGATAAATGATTCCATAGTAAAAAGTAAGTTTGATGACTTGACTGATTGTGGTTAGTTCAGCTACTGGTATGCCCTTAGCAATTAGGCCGTCTCTAGCCTTGGCCAGGTCTTCAACAGTCATGCGAACTGATACTACGCGGGATTTGCTCATTAGCTATTCCTCTTCTTCGTTAAGTTCATCTTCTTCGTCCATCCAGTCAGTTGGAGGACTGAAATCAGTTACAACAGAAATGTCAGACTCGGTAATATCAGATGGAAGTGGCATAAAAAGAGTTGGATTCTTCAAACTTACTAGGTTTTCTTCATCATCTGCCAGGCTGGAGAGGTTGATTTCTCTTTTCTTTGGAAGGATTATGAAATTCTTAACTTCATTCATGATGTTTGGGTCTACCTGACCAGATTGGCCGAGGGTCATTTTGGCCAGATAATCTGTATAGATGATTTTGACTAGTTGGCTTAAGCTAGTGAGCTGAAAGCTTGGCTCAAGTGCACGGACTATCTGCAGGCCCCTGGCAAGTTGATATGGAGATAGACGAAATGTTATGATTGGATTACTCATTATAAAGCTCCACTGAAAATTATTCTTCTTCTTTACATTTATTACAGTTAGGTTTAGCCGCAGTATAAAGACCACAAAACTCACAACAGTAATTAATATTTCCAGGATATTTTTTAATATGCTCACATACACAATTAAAACCAAACTCTGGATTTTCACAGGTACAAGAATTAGTTTCTTTAAAAAAGAGTTCTTTATCGATTATCATTGTAGCTCCTTTATGCTGACTGCTGGTTAATGCTTGAGTTTGCCTGAAAGGTGCGAAGAATCGCTTCTTGCTGCTCCTGGTTCAGAGATGCAAGAATCTGTTTTGCAAGAACCTCAATATTGATAGGCTCTTTGGCTGTGGGAATTTTTGCAACTTTGGCTGTTTCCCTCTTTTGGATATTGAACTTACTTATGCTGATGTTATAATCTATGATCCGGTACAAATCTGCTTTCTCTTTCCAGGCTTTAGCTGCCTCTTGGTAAGCGAGCTGTGTCTCTTCTTTCTTCTTGTTTAGTGGAATGAGTTCAGATTTTGTAGCTGTTGCCAAGTTGCTAAGTGCTTTATGATAGCAGGTCTTGCAAAGATGTTCATGCAAGTTCAGTTGGTGGAGGTTATGAAGTTCGATTTCACTCATATCAAAGCCGACCGCGGGATTGATGGTTTGGCAAACTGGGCAAAGTTTTTGCATGGCAGGCTCCTTTTAAGGTTATAAAGAATACTTCTTATTTTCTTCAGTTTCTATTATTTCACGTAACTCATTTTCAAAATTATCTCCCCTCCATGAATTACCTTTAGCAAAAGCAATTCCACATTTTTCAATTCTATCTAAAGATATAACTGCACATGATCCTGGCTCGTCAAATAATGTTGCAAGGAAAGTCTCTTCTTTGATTGATTCATCTGGAGCATGTAAAAATATGATAGCGTAGAATCCGTTTCCACTGACACCATTTCTGTGATAGCTGTATTCTTTTATTTTGATATTCATGGCTGGCTCCTTAACACTTGATGATTGAAAGTTCTCCGGAAAGATCGTTGATTGCCAGGTAGTCAATGGCACTCAGGCTGAAGCATTCAAGTGCGTATTGTTCGGCTGCGAGGGGTGATTGGCCATAGGTCTTTATGTACTCAGGAGGGACATTCATCTTGTAGAGTTGTGGATTAGTATTGCAGGGCGTTGGCTTTAGGCGATAGACTACTGAATATGGCATCATGATTATTTTCCTTTCCTTAATAGGGCGAAGATTTGGCTGCTTGGGCAGTGAGAATTGATGATCTGGTCATTATGCTTGAGGTAATTCCCAGCTTTGAGCCAGCTGGTCAGTTCGAAGTATGTAACTTCTGAAAGAAACTTGAATCCGCAGTAGGTATCGCTGGATGAGAAGAACCGAATTGTGGGCCTTTTAATCTTGGGGCGTTTTCTAATTGGCATGATGCTGACCTCTGGAAGTGGTTCAGAATGGTCGTTCATAAATGAACAGCCAAACTGAAATTTCGACTGAACAAGATTGAGTGTAAGTTGAGGTGGTTATAACTTGGATACGACGAAGCTGACTGTGTGTTGTTACCAGTGGGTGACTTCGTCGCCTGGCATGGTTACTGTCCAATCTGTTCGATGTAATTGATCAGGCCGTACGTAATTAATATGAAGAACGTGGCAATTGCTAAGCGTTTAAAGAATGATAGTTTTTCAGTTTTCATGGCTATTTCTCACTGAAGGTTAATCTTAACTCCGACGCCTTCTGCAATTACGATGCCCATGGCAATTGCATCGTAAACTGCATCCTCGCCGCATAGGCAAATCATTGAATCGAGATAATCATGTTTGAACGGGTCGAGTAGTAAGAAGTCCAGAATGTCCATTGTTTGCTCCTTGGTTAGGGTTATCTGTCTTGCTAACTCAACAACAGGACAAAGACTTTACACTTTCCAATCTTTGTCCTGATGTTCAGGTAGCCAGATTTAGTTCCAGGTTCGATGTGTTTCAGCTACATGCTCTATTCCATTATATTCATTAATATACCAATCAATCTCATCTGGAATTTCAATTACTTTCAATTCACTATTTCTATCATTTGCTTCCTGCTGAAGCTCTTCAACAGTTTGAATAAGCTCCTTGGAGTTTCTATCAATATCGTAAACTGAAAAATATGAGTTGGCATTAAAATCTGGAGAAGTATAAAATTCATCTGAATCATTTTTACTCAAGGTAATGCCAGCCAGTTCTGCATACCTTAAAATTGCTTTTTCAGACAATCCAAAGCCACCAAAACAAGTATTGATTACAACTTTCATAATGGTCTCCTTTAAAGTTATTTAATGCTGATCAGATAGCCATCCTTCATCTGGCCTTGTGCATACCATTTGTGTGGCTGCGGATAATGCGGGCCTTCCAAATAGACTGTACCATTGGCTGGCAGGGCTGGCCCAAATGGCCCGGGCTGATAGCAAGTTATCTTTTCTCCGGCTGCCAGGGCAAGTTTAATCTCTTTCTTAGTTTTGAAGTTTTTGGTTGTGTATGCCATGTTGGTTAGCTCCTTTTTGGTTGGTTACAGGCCGGCACCTTCGGTGCTTGGAATGGTTAAACAACTCTGAAGAAATTATTAATTCTGCCACTGGCATCAAATGTGTAAGCTGTGGCTGCACGGTTACGTACTTCAATCCATAGAGCTTTTTCAGGTTTAATGGTTCCAGCTTGAATCTGATCTCGCAATCTAAACAGGTAACTAACATCACAAGTGCCTATCACCTGCTCGCCTGTCCAAAGGTTGGGAGTTGTTTCCATTTGCTCTGGTCTCCAAGTAGTGCATTGTGGCTGTAAGTGCTGCAATTCCTCTGGCTGTCTGGCATAATAAAATGTGATGTTCATCTTTGCCTCCTGGCATTCTTTATGGCTTGTCTCAAACTTTCTGCAATTGCCAGCTTTGGATTGTTTTTGCTGATTATGAGAGCTTCCAGCCTGAGCTTTAGGCTCTCTATTTTGTCCCATGAAAATTCATGATTTCTTGCAATGTAGGCCAGGCTAGCTTTGCATGGATCACAGACATTTGATCGACCTTTAATAATGGTTATGGCTTGCCTGCAAATGTTGCACCGTGATTTGACTGTTTCAATCTTTGCTGTCATGTTCCTCCTGCTGGTGATCTCAATCCATTGGCTAAGATGCTACTTACGTTTGCTTTGTCGGTTATGTGCCAGTAAAACATTTTATGTGTCCTCCGAGTTTTGTCCAGGCTGGCTGGTGAAATAAAATGGTGATATTGTAAGGGAATTGTACCGTATACGTGGTGGGTTGTCAACATGTTTTTCGTAAACGGTCGGTGCGGGTGGTCGTGGCTATGTTGTAGCTACTTTGTGGAACCTATATAGTACGGGTGGCGGGTGGCGTAGCCATGCCGGAAAAGCAACAAGGGTGGCCGTGGTTGCACGTGGCGTAGTCACTGGCTATGTGGGTATGGCTGACGGTGAACGTGGCGTGACGGGGCAAAATAGCGGGTTTTAACGGGGATGGTGGGAAATGGCGTTGACTGATTACCCGTAAACGTAAACAATTGCCCCCCCTCTTGGCCCTCGTATTTAAGTATTCAATAAAAAAATTATATACTAACATAGACCCACCCTCTCCTCCACCCTGTTTTCTGTAAACGTTTACACCTATCATTCCCTTTAAAGGGGGGGGGGCAAACGTTTACTACTACAATCAAACAGTAAACAGTCTAAATGGTGAGGACAAACAAAAAGACCAGCAAGGAATAATCCCCAGCTGGCCTTGTTTGGGTTGCTAAACAGCAAGTTTTGAAGGATTGTAATTACTTGTTCAATTCAATCCAGATGCCGACCTTAATCGCGCGGTTAATCTTATCGGGATAAATTCCAAGAAATTTCAAAACTCCGGTGATATTGCTTTCGTCGGTACCTAAGATACAACGAACAACTCGCATATCATCCCGGTTCGTGGTCTTTTTAATATCCTGACCTATCTCCATTCCTGCCTTTACATCTCTTGCAATTTTCAAAATTTTCATGTTCTTAATTCTCCAAAAGCCGGACATACCCGTTACAGGCATATCCGGCAATAGTTAAGGTTGTTTGTAGTTATTCAGCTTGATTTGCTTTAATCTGTGCCATTATGACCGCCAGCTGTTCCGGTGTCAACTTGCTAAGAGTATCAATGGCCGTTGCAACCTTGTTTCCGGTTTTCGGCCTTGTCGTCACGGTCCACTTCATAGCGTCAACCTTATCCTGACCGCTTTTCTCCGTCCAAGCTTCGCCTTTTTTGACTGCCTTAAAACTCGCTCTGCAATCGATCAATCCTTTTTGCAGACCTGCCTGTAAGAGCGCATGCGTGAAACCATGTTCATTCGCCCATGCGAGCAATTGCTCGGAGCTTTCAAACTGTTCAGCGGTCGGAAACAATGACCTTGGCAAACTGTGTTCTACGTTCCTTCCAACTGCGGGAACACTGGTTTCGGTCTCTAACGTGTCCAGGATTTCAAAGATACTTTTAGCCATGATAAAACTCCTTTATCTGGGATTTTGCTTGCTTTGCCCGGACAATCCGAGCGATGACTAACGTACCTTTACGCTAGCCATGCCTACTTATATAAAATCGTTTCAGGTCTGTCAAGAATTATTTTTCGCCTTGTTTCATTTTTCTAATTGCCTCTCCATTCCCAATTACAATATCTCCCCAGTTCTGCCTTGTCAATCTTTTTTCTTTTCACCATTCCTGCACGATCATATCTATATGATGCTATCCCGATCAGCCTGGACAAACTTGTTTGCTGTCTGACCTGCTAGCCTGGTGTACCTGCTAGCCAGGGGAACAATCTTTGTCATGCGTGACCTGCCCGCATGTGGATGCCTCGATTCCTATTCTTTGAATTAGGGTTTCTCATATAATTTGCGGAAACAACGACTTTTGAACTGCCGTCATTTGGATCCAACCAACTAATCAACACACCTCTCAAAATTTATATCCTTAGAAGTGATCTGAACTGCCGTCAATTCACACCTTTCCACAGTAGTGTTCACAGATGAACAGCCAGTCAGACAGGAAAAGCCAGTTAACATCATCCACCTCGGGAACAATTTTCAATTAGCAACATTGCAACTTGGAATCATAGAAACTTGTTATGCATTAAGAACTGGCAGGCGGCCTTCATATTATGACCGGGCGACCATGCGTGCCGGCATTAAGGAATTTTCAGGAAAATTAAGGATTTCCACACTTTAAGGTTGACCTTTCCCTTAGAATATGTTCCTATAAAGTAGGAAACGTCCACCAGCTTTACATCATCCATCTTAACCACTTCACCAGTCAGGACACCAGCTATGCTCAAGGAGTTAAAAAGTCAGCATCGCAACATAGTTCAAATGTCCTTTAATGGGTATTCGAACAACGAGATCGCTGAACGCCTTGGCATGGCCCATACAACTGTATCAAGTATTCTCCGCTCACCGCTAGGTCAGGCATACTTGCATGGTTTGCAAGACCGCGCACACGAGGCAACTCTTGATGTTAGAAAAAAGTTAGTTAGCCTCAATCGCGCTGCACTCGATACATTTGAGCATTTGCTCGACTCTAGGTCACGCAAAGCTGTACCGGCCGCAGTTCAGTTCAACGCTGCCCGAGACGTACTGGATCGCAATGGTTATAAGGCTCCCGATCGTCTGAGCGTTGACATGACTTTCCAGACCAAGACTGACGAAGAGCTTGATGCTGAAATTGCAGCAATCGAAGCCTCGATCAACAAAACTCACGGTAAAAATCTTCCAGAGATTAAGAAATCCTTAAAGTCTACATTAACTGAATCAACTGCACAAACTCTCTCTTCCCCCAAACCTTTCACAGTTGTTCCAAGTTTTACGGATTCCAAAATCGAGGATGACTTAACTCTGGAAGATTTATTCACTGATGACAATGACCAGTCTGATCTGTTTAGCGAAACTGATTTTGAAGAGCCCATCTTGGTAGAAGATCCGACTGTTTTGGAAGACCTATCCTTTGATCCATTCCATAACATCAAGAGGCCATAATGGTAGATCTGGCAACTCTTGATCGTGATCAAAAAGAGCAATACTTAAAACTTTTGCAAGCCAAGAACGTTCGGCTGCGCCAAAATAAGATAGCTCAATATTATCCCGAGGATGGTCCGTTAAGTCGGCACAACTATCCTAAGCACATGAGGTTCTTTGAGGCAGGTTCGAGTTATTCTGAACGCTGCATCATGGCTGCAAACCGCGTGGGTAAGTCTGAGGGTATCGGAGCATACGAGACAACTCTGCATGCTACGGGCCGTTACCCAGGTTGGTGGGTTGGCAAGAGATTCAATAAGCCAATTACAGCTTGGGCCTGTGGGACGACCAGCACGACTGCCAGAGATATCGTTCAGTTTAAACTCATTGGAAATCCCGAGGACTTCGGTACTGGCCTGATTCCAGAAAAATACATAATCAAAACTACTCCTAAAGCCGGCGGAGTTCCAAACGCAGTAGATACTATCCTTGTTAAGCACATCTCTGGTGGCATATCCAGAATTAAGATCAAATCTTATGCTGAAGGCCGGAAGTCGTTTGAAGGTACTGAGCAGGATTTAATTTGGCTGGATGAAGAATGTCCGATGCCGATCTATACTGAATGCATAACTCGAACCATGACTACGAATGGTTTGATTATGCTGACCTTTACGCCTCTTGAGGGCCTCACTGATACTGTTCTTCAGTTCATGCCAAACGGTAAGATTGAAGAAGTCCAAGATGGTAGTAAGTTCTTAATCCAAGCGACTTGGGATGATGCTCCGCATCTGACCACTGAACAGAAAGAAAAACTCTGGGCAGCCCTTCCACCCCATCAGCGAGACGCTCGGTCGAAAGGTGTTCCGCAGTTAGGGGCAGGTGCAATTTATCCAATCCTCGAATCGAATATTACTGTCGAAGATTTCCCAATTCCAGATCATTGGCTTCGCTGCTATGCGTTGGATGTAGGATGGAAAAAGACTGCCTGTCTTTGGGCAGCAACTGATCCGACCAGTCAGATAACTTACTTATATTCCGAATATTATCAAGGACAGCAAGAGCCAATCATCCATGCTGATGGAATCAAAGCAAGGGGAGTGTGGATTCCAGGCGTGATTGATTCTGCTGCGCATGGCCGTTCGCAAGAAGATGGAAAGCAACTTTATGAAATTTACACTACGCTGGGGCTTGACATTGAGAACGCTAACAAGTCTATTGAAGCTGGCTTATATCAAGTTTGGCAAATGCTTAGTACTAATAGGCTGAAAGTGTTTGGTTCACTGGTTAATTGGTTTTCAGAGTTTCGCATTTACCGTCGTGACGAGAATGGACAGATAGTTAAAGACAAAGACCATCTTATGGACTGCATGAGATACTTGGTTATGTCTGGACTCAAGCGAGCAATCGCCAAGCCGTACTGGGAATTTGCAGCGTGGGAAGAATCTGAGCTGTACAATCAGCAAGAAACAAACCTTGTTACAGGATACTAAATATGTTTATTCAGAGAGTAAATGAGGGTGAAAAATTACAATATGGATTAAACTTACTCTCTAATGAAATGACTCTTATTAGTTTTAAGTTTTGTATTCCTTTTTGGTTATTTTATTCTAAAGATTATTTTGATTTTGATGATTGTTCTTTGTGTACAGGCTTTAGGGTTGGTATAATTTATTTTTCCTTTCGTATTCGTAGACTGGAAAACTTTTCTAAGAAAGTTAAAAGATTTATTTTTCATTATAGTTTTGGTTCTCGCCCTATTGGTAAACAAGAGATTACTCTTTCTCCAAAAGAAATAAAAGATTATATTGTTCCTGCAGGATACTAAATGGCAACTAATTACGAATTTCCTGTAGAGGAACTTGTTAATCCTGGCAATCCAGCGACGCCGATGGCGAATGCGATCATCGCAGACGCTAGACCGACGCAGTCGGCCGCCTTTGCCAACACTAATCTGCCAGACGACGAGATTGCTTCTCTTGCCCGCGAAGTTCCGTTCTGGGCGACTGAAGAGCCGGTCGAAGATATTATTGCTCCAGTTGCATCTGATCCTATGCTGACTGCCTTAGTAGAGAAAGAAGCTCTGCGGGCTGAAGCAGTTGTATTGATCACGAATCTGGCAGACAGGCAATCTAAAGATGTCATCGCAGATTTGACAACCAAGGTGCTGGAAGGTTATAAAATTGATCTAGCAAGTCGCGCCGAGTGGGAAAAGCTCAATGAGCAAATCATCGACCTGGCGAAGCTCTTAGTTAAGAAAAAGGTTTACGCAGGTGAAGTTGTAGCGAATGTTAAGTATCCGCTAATCATTAATGCTTGCATTCAGTTTGCAGCCAGAGCATACCCTGAGCTGATCAAAGGTAACGAGGTTGTCAAGGGTAAGGTAGTCGGGACTGATCCAAACAACATAAAGTTTGATAAGGCTCAGCGAATTTCTCGATTCATGTCTTTCCAGCTTCTTTCACTGATGGAAGACTGGGAAGAAGGAGTTGACCAGTTACTTTTTACATTGCCTGCAATCGGATGTGTGTTCAAAAAGTCTTACTTTGATTCGATTGAGAGGAAGTCTGTATCGCAAATTGTCTTCGCTGATGATTTGGTTGTAAATTATTTTGCAGAAAGTCTGGAGCGAGCACCACGAGTTACACACAAAATCTATTTGTACCATAACGAAATTGTAGAGCGCATCAACTCTGGAGTGTTTATCAAGTTTGATGTTGCAGAACTTGGACAAGCTACATCTGATAAGACTGCTGACGTAGATGATGATACTCCACATTTATTTCTTGAACAGCACAGATGGTACGATCTGGATGGTGATGGCTATCAAGAGCCATACGTCGTAACTATTCATGAGCAATCTCAGAAGTTGGTTCGCATCTCTCCCAGATTTGCCACAGATGGCATTATTCGCAAATCTGATGAAGCTGGAGTAGTTGATTCGAACGGACCGATTGTAAAGATTATTCCAGAACAGTACTTCACGCGATTCCTGTTTATGCCTGCCATTGATGGAGGCTTCTATGGTATGGGGTTTGGCTCTCTTCTGATGAGCAGCAACTCCGCCATAAACACAGTTATTAATCAGCTTCTTGATGCAGGAACGCTTTCAAATCGTCAGAGCGGATTCCTAGGAAGAGGTCTTAAGCTCGGACGGGGCAAAGCAATTCAGGTCAAGTCAGGAGAATGGAAGCCAGTCGATGCGACCGGAGACGATCTGCGCAAGAACATCTTTCCAATGCCAGTGCGTGAGCCAAGTAATGTCTTGTTCCAATTGCTTGGACTGCTGATCGAAAGTGGAAAAGAACTTGCCGGGATGACAGAGATTCTTGCTGGCAACTCTCCAGGCGCGAATGTTCCGGCAGAATCGGTCTTAGCATTAATTGAACAGGGCCTACAAGTCTATTCTGCAATCCACAAGCGGCTTTATCGCAGTCAATATAAGGAGTTCATTAAGTTACGACGGCTTAATGCTCTTTACTTAGATCAGATGACATATGCTGCTGTACTGGACGATCAGGCAGCAATTGTTCAGGCTGACTTCTCTAGTGCAGATTTCGATGTAGTGCCTGTTGCTGATCCGAACAGCACCACAATGATGCAGCGGTTGCTCAAGGCTAAGGCCATGCTAGAGTTGAGGGGCCAAGGTTTGAACGATCAGGAAATCTTGAGGCAATACTTACTTGCCCTGGACATTGAAGATGTGGAAAGGTTCTTCCCAGCTGAAGATGAGCCTAATCCTGAGGAAGAACTAACTGTTCAGAAGCTCCAGGCGGAGATTGCAGAACTGAGTGCAAAGGTTCAAAAGCTGAACGCAGAAACTCAGAAGATTTATGCAGAAGTGCCGAAGACACAACTTGAACAAGAAAAGATAATCGCTGGTATAGGCCATGATGATATGAAGCTAGCTCTTCAGGATAAGCAAATCTCTGGGCAGCTTGAACTTGGCAGGAGTCAGCAATCACTGGGTAAGGCCCCTGGTGGGTTGAAAGAAAGTACGATGAAACGCGAATATGGAATGAAAAGTAATAACCAAGAATAATCTTACAGGAGATTAAAATGGACTTTGGAGATGCTATAAGAGCTGCCAAGCAGGGCAAAAAGATTGCACGAAAGAAATGGAATGGAAAGAATATGTTTGTAGTTTATATGGAGCCTATGCAACTTCCTCCATTTAATACTCAGGGAACTTCTCGTAAGGTTAATGATAGGACGGCCAAGTTTATTGGTGAAGATAAACCACTTAATTGCCAGCCTTACTTTGCAATGTATAATGCTCAGGAAGAATGGATTCCAGGTTGGGTAGCTTCTCAGTCTGATATGCTTGATGAAGATTGGTTTATTGTTGATTAAGGAGGACTAATATGGATGAGTTGGAAAAAAAGAAGAAGGGCGCATTTTCTTTCTTGCGTGCAATCGGTTTGGGTAAAAACAAGAAAGGCACTCCAGATAAGAATGTGTTCTATGCAGGCAATGTAGTAACAAATGCGCAGAAACGCAAAAAGATGTTAGACGAAGCAGCAGGGAAATAGATCAACTTAAAAGGATACCCAATGATCTCAGCAGAACAATTCCAAGAATGGAAAAATCATCCAGTAACTAAAGAACTATTTGTAGAGCTTAAGAAATCTAGGCAGGAAATAATTGACCTTCTTGCTAATGGACGTAGTATTGGAGAAGACGCGCAGACAACGCATGGCCTTACAAGCAAAGCAGTAGGTCAAATAGAAGGATTGAATCAGCTTCTAAATATTTCGTTTGAAGGGGATTCTGTAGCTAGCGAAGTTGACGAACGAAGCGGTTATTAAGTATAACAACTATTTAAAAGGGTAATAGTTATGAGCACTGACATTATGGATATTAATCAATCTGGCATCTTACCAACTGGTGGGCATTTGTTGGTTCTTCCTGAGAAGGTTGAAGAAAAGACTAAGGGCGGAATCTATATTCCAGAAACTACTCGGGAAAAAGAACAACAGGCTGCGACGATTGGAACTCTAATTGCTGTCGGACCATCGGCCTGGAAAGATCTCGATGATGGTTCACCGTGGGCAACTGCTGGAGACAAGATAAGCTATTCTCGCTATGCCGGTGTGACCATGACTGGCGAGGATAACGAATCTTATGTATTGATTAATGATAATGATGTTTTGGCTCGGTTACTCTTTTAAATAGGTGTTATTATGTCCGAAGAATTTGTACAAGACATTATTGCGAGTGCAGAAGCTAAGAGTTCTTCTACAGAAGCAACAGACAGCATCGGCAAGGCTGATACCTCTGTTGTGGCAGCTAAATCTGGTGATGATCAATCTCCCAATCAAACTAAAACTGATAATAATAGAGCTGATACTAATCAGACCAAATCTACGCCATCTGTAGAAGAACTTGCTGCACAGCTTGGTTGGCGTGCAGACCATGTGGGTGAAGACGCTGTTGATGCGGTTACTTATATTCTGAGATCGAAAGATATTCAGAAGTCCATGAGTAAGCATAACAAGGACTTGAAAGAAAACCTTGGAACTGTTCAGGCATCAATCAATGCTCTGAAGGAACATAACGAGCGGGTTTATAGGGCTGAAGTTAAGCGCCTTGAAAGTGAGATAGCTGCTCTTAAGAAAGAACGCAAATCTGCAATTGAGCTGGCTGATGTTGATAAGGTCGAAGAGCTGGATGCCCAAATTGAAGGACTGCAGAAAGATATCACTGCGCCAAAAATGGACACAGGTTCCAAGCCTGATGAAGTTGCCAATCCAGTATTTGATGAATGGATTACGGATAATCAGTGGTATTTGGAAGATCAAGAAATGGCACAGTTTGCAGATACGGTAGCGCAGAATTATGTAGGTGCTCCGCTGCCAAGGATTTATTCACTGGTGAGGCAGAAAGTACAGGAAGTGTTTCCAGAGAAGTTTAGTTCAACTCAGAACTCTACGGTTGCAAAGGTTGTGTCTAAACCCGTTGGTCCGGTTTCTCCAGTTGATAAAGGATCAAACGGTAAAGGTTCTGGAGCTTCATTTACTAAGTCTGATCTGACACCAGAGCAGCTTAATATAATGAATCAGTTTGTTCGCGGTGGAATCATGACTGAAGAACAATATATTAATGACATTGCAAGAATGCAAGAGTAATAATTGGAGATTAGTATGTCTGAGCAAAACACAACAAATAGTACCTCTAAGCCTGTGGAACAAGTCCGCAAAAGAATACCGTTAGGATCACGTAACATCTTAACTGCACCGCAAAAGCCGGGATTCGTGCGCCGGTTTGTGAATGACACTGGAGATCGCATTCAGATGTTCAAAGACGCTGGATGGAACGCTGTTGACGATGGATCACCTGTTGGAGATTCCAAGATTGGCAGACCTACACATATCGGGAGTGCTGCTAATCCTCATGTGGGTGGTGGTCAGCGAGCAGTTCTAATGGAGATTCCAGAAGAGATTTATGAGGCAGACCGAGCCGAATCACAAGCAAAGATTACTGAGGTTGAAAATCAAATTAAGCGAAACTCTCGTAGTGAGGGTAAAGATGGCTTGTCAGGAAGTGTTACAATTTCTTAAATTAAATCTTTTTGTTGAGGTAAAGATATGGCTAATTTAGATACTCCTTTCGGTTTTAAACCGGTTAAGCATTTGAATGGTGCTCCTTGGAATGGCAAAGTAAATGTTTATTACATTCCAAGTACGGATAACACAGCAGTTTTTGTAGGTGATGCAGTTAAGGGTGCTGGAGCTGCTGATACGACTGGCAAGTATCCTACCGTAACTCAGGCTACTGCGGGTGCTGCTGTTATTGGGGTTGTAATTGGTTTTGGTGATAATCCGTATACAATGACCCATCCTGATACTCCGAATCGTTCCTATCGACCGGCAGCTACAGCTATGTATGCATTTGTAGTTGATGATCCGCAGGTGATTTTTGAGGTTCAGGAAGACAGTGATGCAAACTCTATTACTGCTGCAATGGTCGGGCTCTCGGCTAACTTTGTAGTTGGTGCAGGATCAACTGTTACTGGTAAGTCTGCAATGGAGCTTGACTCCAGTGACACTGCAACTGATGCTGCTGGTAATTGCCGGATTCTGCGCTTGGCTAATCGGGAAGATAATGAGCTTGGCAACTATGCTAAGTGGGAAATTCTTTTCGGCGAGCATGAACTTGGCCTTACTATTTCGACTGATGTTTAATTAGTTGAACATTAACTATAACTATTTATTCATCAATTAAGGGAGAAACATAATGGGTATTATTACTACTAGTAATTTTGCAAAAGATCTGGTGCCTGGTGTTAAGACTTGGTTCGGTCAGAAGTATAAGGAGTATCCGATTGAGTATTTGGATATTTTTGAGAAGGGCAGCTCTGATAAGGCTTTCGAAGAGGAAGCCGGCGTGACTGGGTTTGGTCTGGCAGCAGTTAAGACTGAAGGCGCTGGGATTGCGTATGACGAGCAAGAGCAGGGATTTGTAAGTCGGTATACTCATGTAACGTACGGCCTTGGGTTTATTATTACTCGGGAAATGTACGAAGATGGTATTGCAGTCACTGTAGCTCTGCGTCGTGCAAATGCTCTGGCCTTCTCCATTCGGCAGACCAAAGAGATCATTGCTGCTAACGTACTGAACAGGGCGTTCACGGCTGCTTATACTATGGGAACTAATTCTGATGGCAAGGAACTTTGTGCTACTGATCATCCGAACAAATCAGGTGGTACTTGGCGGAACGAGCTGAGTGTTGCTGCGGATCTGAGTGAGGCTGCACTGGAACAGGCTTGCATTGACATCGCTGGATTCACAACTGATCGTGGCCTGAAGATTGCGATTATGCCTCAGAAGTTGATTATTCCCACGGCTCTTGAGTTTGACGCTATGCGGATTCTCGAATCTATTGGGCAGTCTGGCACGGCGAATAATGACATCAATGCGATTCGGGCGAGCAAAAAGTTCCCGCAGGGCATTGCTGTAAATCATTACCTCACGGATACGGATGCTTGGTTCATCAAAACCAACTGCCCAGATGGCCTGAAGTATATGGAACGGCGGCCGGATGCGTTTGGGACTGAGAATGACTTTGACACTGAGAATGCCAAGTTCAAAGCAACTTTCCGGGGTTCGTTCGGTTGGTCCGATCCTCGAGGGATATTTGGTTCACCTGGTGCAGCGTGATAACTTGCTGTTCATAAGTGAACGACCAAACTAACAATGATAACTAGCCGTTCTTAGCGACGAGTTACGGGCGGCTAGTCAATTTTGGGTAAATGAAAGTTAAAATCTTTCAGGCAGTTCCTTAAAAGGAAGTGTCCCAGTGGAGAAAATTATGGGCGTAACGAACTTTCCGAATGGTCTTACTTTTGATACTACCAAATATGTATCAATGACTTCAGGATCTACGGTGCCAACAACTGGTGCTGCTGGATATAATATTGGATGTGTTTTCATTAAGACTGATGTTGCTCGTGGACAGGCTAGTCAATGGGTAAATATCAACACAGCTACATCGTGTTTATTTGTTCCGACTGGACCTGTTTTTGGGTATGGTATTAAAGTTGCTGGTGGTCCACTTACTTCGACGACTGGAAGTGCAAGTCAGAGTGTTTCTTTGGAAGGCTTAATCATGGATAGTGATCTAGCCTTTGCGGGGCATGAAGTATCTGATGATGCTGATCAGATTATAGCAGCCATTTCTAATGAGGGGTCAATTGCTATTACTGGATCTGCAGATCCTCTTGCTGCTCATGGATATGCTTATGCTGCATTGAGACATAAGTGTGTTCCTGAATGGGATATTTTTACTGCAGGTACACACGTAACTACTGGTGGATCTCCTTCAGAAGGCTTTACAGTAGCTGGTGTTCTGGCAACTGATCTTGTTTTCGTTAATTATGGGGCTACTAACGATACAGATACTATTCTTGAGGCTATTTGTGCTGCTAATACTATTACTGTAAGATGTTCTGCAGATCCTGGCACTGCACATAGTTTCCATTATGTTGTTATTCGTCCCAGGGGAACGTTCAAACCAAGTCATTATATTGTTTATGCTGGAACGCACACAACTGTTGGTGGTGCAGCAGCTGAACCTGTCACAATAACTGGAGCACTTTCTACTGATATACCTATCGTAATCTATAACACGACTGACGATAGTGATACTATTTTGAAAGTTGTTATGACCACAAATACTATGACAGTAACTTGTTCTGCGGATCCTGGGGCGGCACATGCCTTCACTTACATGCTTCTTCGGGCATATTAAAAAAGAACTTGTAATAATAAGGGAAACTTTATTATTACAGGTTTTAGTTTAATGTGATCATCTAGCTAACAATAATTCTTATATCGGAGAATATTATGAGTATGATTATTCCTAAGCAAACTGCGGCTATGACTGCCAGGCATTATTTTCCTGCACATTCGCTGCCGAAAACTGTTGCGGTTGCTGGTATTCTTGTAGCAGAGACTATTGCAGTGAACATACTTGATGAGGCTGGTGTAGCTTTGGCTCTTTATGACGAGTTTGGCGCAGCCGTAGTTATGACCGCAACGTCTCCTCCGTTGAAGATTGACAGCCCGATTACATTGCAATTTGTAAAGGGCGTAACCGCTAATGCAGTCGGTGTGCAACTGGTGGATTGATGACTGTCACAAAGAGCATATTCAAGAGCATCTTCAAGAGATATTCTCATGGGTTTGCTGGAGGTGAAGGGAATTACCCAGATCCGACTAACTTGCTCGCCTGGTATCGCACAGATATCATTGACAGCAAGCTCAGAGCGTATCTCCCAACTGCCAACCACACCACCCAGCAGGTCAAGGCCAGCGGCTTTGCCGGTGCTGGCAGTGCATCCTGTACTGGCCTCCTGACCACAGACACCATCACCGCCAGTGGCCCGAGCGATCCGGTATGCACCGTTAATGGCACTCTGACATTTCCCGCAGGAAGTGATTGCTGGGATATCTACGTGCATCGGGATGGTGTGTTGTGGGCGTACTGGCCGGGGATCAATGTGGGGGCTACGTTTGAGCTGGATGCGAGTGGGAACGGCCATCACCTGTACCTCACTACAACGACGATTGCCGAGGTGCTGGATGGCACCGGGACGAACTGGTGTAATGAGATGGGGTTCACGGTGGCCGATGGATCGCAATATATATCTGCAATTACATTTGGGAAAATAGCAATTGGATCGAGGATTCCAGTAACTACATCTGGAGTTGGATGTGCGGCTTACTCAGCGGTAGGAGCGTAGGATGGCGACACTATATGTAAATAATACAGGTCAAACTTACACAGATCCAGATGGTAATATCTGGGGTGTTGGAAATGATACAACCGGGAACGGATCTTTCACTGCACCCTATGCAACAATTACAAAGGCTCTAACAATTGTTGTTACAAACGACACATTGATACTGTCTCCATCAACATTTGTTTCTGGGGTAGACTTTGCGGTTACTGGATTTTCTTTTCATAATAAGGACAATGTCACTTTCCGTGGAGCAGACCCAGCGAATAAATCTGTTTTAAATGGATCTGGGATGGGGGCCTCAGCAGGCGGGACCGCTGGAACCTCAATGATCTACTTATCCAGCGGAATGAATTGCAAGTATATCGAATTTAATGAGGTAGCAGCAGGGGCAGCTAAGGAATACAGTACATCTTATTGGCACTATGCTGTTGGGGCAGTAGGGACAATTACCAGCCCAATAAATATTAGTTATTGTAGTTTTACAAAAAACTACAGGGCAATCAACCTAAATGGCGCTGAAGCTACAGACTGGGTAATAGATAGATGCTTGTTCGATGAAAATCTTGATAAGGTTATTCATGCTGGGTCTGTAGTATCTGGTTCTGTCATAGTCGCGCTTATAACTAGATGTGTTTTTTCTGGTTTATTGATTCCAGGGGTCAGGACTGTCTGCAATATACAAGGCGTGTATGCTGAAAATATAAACGCAGGAAACTCCTTAACCTTGTATAACAATACATTCGCTGGGATATCTTTTCCTATAATCTCCACTAATGGATATACCGGAGTTCTGATAATCAAGAACAACGTATTTTATGGAACCTCATTAGGGTATAGTATATCGAAAGGGACGGCAACCACTCTGACTGAAGGGAATAATGCGTGGTGCGGGAGCAAGCCGTCTACACATTTCGCATCTATCGCTCAAAACTTTACCCCAGATACAAGTGATTTATCTGACTATGCTCATGCTAAAACGGCAAGATACAAAGGATGGTACGTATTAAGATTTGACGACCGACCTTCAACCTCTACTCCCGCAAAGGATTCATATTATACAGATGCAGGAACGGTGCTATATAATCACGGGTTAAAAGGATCTTATGCCTTTGATGTTGCCGGACTGACAGCGCAGGATATCACTACAGCACTAGCACTTATTGCTCAAGGACATGAAATATCATGTCACTCGTATTCCCACATGAGTATGAATAATGCGTCTGGTTCAGCAAACAATATTCCATTTTCTGTGACCGGTCCAGTAGGGAGCAATATTACCATTACCCGATCTGGCACTGCTCCACTTGACATTACCACTATAACTCTTACCGAGGGTGTAACATCAACACAGATAACATATCCAGCAGTGTCAGAGTTATTGTACAATATGACTGATGACCCTACTGTGTACTCTGTTGTTGAGACAGGAACAGTCCAAGGTAGTGTTGTTGCAAATTTTGATCTTGGGTCTCTGAAGGGTTTAAGGGATTACATAGACAGTTTAACTAACTGGTCGGCAACTGCGTATAATGCGGGGGAGTATGATCACGCTGAACTGACACTGGCAAGGAATATAGCAGCGATTAATCAGGACAACCCGTCATCTACAGCACTTCCATGGGATACTGTACCACTGCACTGGTGGGAAATGAGATACCCAAAGCTTGTTCTTGAAAACCTTCTCAGTGTTACGGTTAATACATTTACATACCCAAACTATAAATATGATTCTCTAGCAAAAACCGACCTGCTTCTGCATGGGTATTCAGTTGGCTTGGGAGAGATGATAGTTTCAGACGCAGATGCGTATGATGCTGGTTATGCTGTAATGTTCAATATAATAACAACTTTACTATATTACTATAGGCTTTTGTCTAACGATGTTTTGCAAGATCGCTTTGAGTCAGTGGCCGAAATTATTGGTAATGGGCATAAGATTTTCAGCCTTATGGCACATGTTGCTGCTGATTTCTCCGTTGCACAGTGGGAGGTCTTGGCATCTACCTTAGCTGGATATTCAGACAGAGCAGTGTGTGTAACTGGTAACGAACTTGGAGAATTGATATCATCATCTCCGCTATGGTCAACAGCAGATGGGGGGTTGACATATAGACGTACTGATTGGACAGAGTTTTCAGGAAACTACCACTTGCCTGTCACTTCTCCGTGCGTAGGTAGTGGAGCAGATGTTGGTATCACGACTGATATAGACGGCAACCAGTTATATTCACCGTATAATATCGGATCATACAGTGGAGACGGTAGTGATATGCAAATGGCTAGTATTGCTTATCCAGGCCCCCTCGGACTCGACGCACCAGTAACCGTAGGCACAGTCTACCCGGATATCACCATCACCGCACCTCTTGGGGCTGAGATGCAGGCTGTAACCCCGTTTACCGCTGGTGCTGCTGTAAATCTGGCAACGCTCGTGCCATCGGCAAAGGTGCGGATCGGGACAAAGGGGATGTTGGTTTACGATACCGATCTGACGGCGGCTGAGATTGTCAGAGCCGATAAGATTGTTGGGGCATAAACATGGAGGGCACGGAATGAAAAAATGGATGCTGTTGTTACTGTTGCTGCTGGCGATTCCTGCTATGGTGAGTGCAGGCATGATTACAAAGAGTGAGACGTTTTCGTGGAGCTACACCGCCGAAGCAGAGGCAGAGATAACCGGATTTGAGATTTACCAACTCGTCGGGACGTTGCCTGAGAAGGCGGTGATCAGCAAGATTCCGAAGACGGCAAGGATCGCGACTGGAACAATCACGTATGACACCGGAACGGTTACTCGGTTTTATATTAAAGCGTACAATGATGCCAACCCTGATGCGATAGAGTTCTCTGGGCCAAGTAACACAGTGCGGATACATGCGACTCCTGGCAATTTTAAGCGCAATTAGCATCCTGCTATGGGCATCGGAGGCAATGGCAACAAGCATCCATGTCACATGGGGCTACACTCCACCGATGGATCCAGCAGTAACTGGCTATCGGCTGTATCAAGAAGGTGTACCAGTATGCTACGGATCAGGCCCGACATTACAGGAGATGGACTGCAAGGTTACGCTGGTGAAGAAGGTAACAACCTACACGCTGACCGCAATGTTCGTAGATGGAACGGAATCACCCCACTCTGCCCCCTATGCTTTTGATATGGACGGCAGACTTCTGGCCCCGTGGACCTTCAACAAAAACTGAGGACAATTATGAAAAAAATTCTAGTAGCGCTATCTGTATTATTGCTTAGTAGTTGTGCTTACAATAACAGGGAGACAGTAATAACTATCTACAGTGGCTCTGATACTACTATAGATGCATCAGGTGCTAGTAATACTACCGATACTGGCCAGATGCCAACTGCAGATTTAACCCCACTTGTTGAAGCTGCTCAGGCTGCTATTGGTGGTAAGGCTAGTAGCTTTATAGATAAGATCACTGATGTGATTGGTGGAGATAGTAAGGAAGAAGAGGTAGTCGTTCCGTTGACTGGAGACATTGAAGAGGTAGATTAATGAACCGATTGATCCCACTTATTATAGCTTTGCTTATGTCTATTCCAATCTATTCTTTGGCAATTACGGATACGGAAATCTGTGTGCAGAAGTGCCTGGACGGAGGAACAGTAACTCCTCCTACACCAACAGGTGCTACCTTTCCGCACAAGATCACATTCGAGAATAGCGCAGATCAGGCGCAAGGTAACGCAGCAATATTGTTTAGAACTATCCCTGATGGAACCGTTAAGTCCATATCTGTTAATGGCGAAGTAGCAACTCTTGGTAGGCCTTATAAAGGTGCATCTGTATTTCTATTATCAAAACCAGGAGAACAGTATTCCAGGCCTTTAAAGTTTACTATTACCACTAGTGATGGAAAGTTCTGGACTGCCACTAGTGGGGCCACGGAGAACACAGACACTCCAGTCGCTACAGGGGACTATAAGAACAAAGCAACCTATACATCTTATGGTGTTCGTAATGGTGGAAGGCAGGCATGGAGAATACCGAAGAAAGGTCCAGACTTTGGACAGCCTATTAAGTTTGTATTCTCTTCAGGCAAATCTTTTACAGTTAAGAATACCTCAAAGAACTGTAGGGATCAGGAGTCTTGTAGTAGGAATAGTAGAGCACCTATGTATGGTTTTGTATTCAAACCTGGAATAGGACCTAATGGTGAAGGAGATGACAATACTGGAACTGCTCATGGAGGGATTTATTTACATGCTCCGTACGGAGACTCTAGCAAGCAAGTAACTGTCTATTATAATGGGAGATAGTATCTATGCGCGTAATCATTGATTCTAATCTGACTGTAATAGAAAAGACAGATGGTATCAATTACGTGCAAGATACAACATGTAAAGACTGGCAATACTGCTTTTCAGTTAAAGATAATAACATGCAACGACAGTGCAAGAACTTCAAGAAGCTTTTAACTGGTGTTAAACTCTGTGCTAGAAAATAAAATTATGTTTAAGAATCTGGCAATTTTTATATTACTTATACTGTCTGCAACTACAAGTAATGCTACTCCTGCATTGGTAGTTGATGTAGTAGATGGAGATACAATTAAGGTCTTTGCTGCTGACAAATTAACTACAGTTAGACTATATGGAATTGACTGCCCTGAGAAGAAGCAAGCTCGTGGAATTGAAGCTAAAGCATTTATTGAATCAATGGTTGAAGGTAAGACTGTTGATGTAAATTCTATAAACACTGATAGATATGGAAGAACAGTTGCAGTTGTAATGTTTGGAAATCAATGTGTTCAAGAGCAATTGTTAGTTTCTGGCCTGGCTTGGGTTTATCCTCAGTATTGCAGGAAAGAATTTTGTCCTGCATGGATGGCATTACAGAAAATTGCAAATACGAATAAGTATGGACTGTGGACTGATCCTATGCCAATTCAGCCATGGGTTTGGAGGAAGCAGAAACGATGAATGGATGGCTAGAATATCGGGCAGGATTCAAATATCAACTAACTAGCAATTATTCAAAACAGACAGAGATACTTGGATTTGATATTGACACAGCATACATTAAGTTAGCAAGTGATGGATTGCTTGCGCTCAAATGTGGATATGCTAGTGATGGTCCGAGTGGCCTAACAATAGATACTAGGAATTCAATTCGAGCAGCATTCGTTCATGATGCACTTTATTATCTGATTAGAAACGGTTATCTTGATCAAGAATGGAAGAAGTATGCAGACAAACTATTCTATGAGATATTGCTTGAAGATGGAATGTGGAAACCTCGAGCTTATATCTGGTACTGTGGTGTTAGGTGGAAAGGTGCCGAGTCACTGTATCCTTCAAAAGAGAAACCGGTTCTAAGAGCACCGTGACAATATGGGATGGAAGGAGTGTGAATTGGAACCAGTGAACTCGAATGATATGGAAGTATGGAAATGGCTTCTTACTATCTTTGTAGGTGCTATAAGTGGAATGATTACAGCAGCAGTTACCATAGGCAGTTTGATTTATAAACTTAATACAAATGTTTCAGATGTTAATAATGTAAAAAAGGTGCTGTTTAAAGATTCTGGTGGACTAAACGTAATGACTGAATCAAGACATACAGAAGTTTGTGCCTTTACTATGAAGTATTTTGAGCAGGATTTTGATCACATAAAAGAACAGATGGAAAAGTTGGAAGAAAAAATTGACATTGTTTTATCTAGTGCTCATAAAGCAGACGTTATTAGTACAGAAGATATTAAAGTTCTGCATAACTTAATGTTGGAGATAAATAAAAAGGTAGGGCAGGGCCTACAAAGGGCTAAAGATTCTGAAGGTCATAGTTGATATGAGTACAGTTACAAGGATTGAAGAACTGCTAAGATGTGCTACTGTAATTCCTGAGAAGGACAAGGCTGGAATTATTACAGCACATGGAGTTGATTGTACTGTAAGAATAAAGGCATTGAATGATTGTTTGAAAATTGCCAAGGATGAGGAAAGAAAGAATGAGCGTAATTGAAGATCTCAAGAGGCATGAAGGATTTAGAGCAAAACCATATCTAGATACTGAAGGACATCTTACGATTGGGTATGGATTAAATCTTGATGCCGGGATTAGTAAAGAAGAAGCTCAAATGATTCTTGCACATCGGGTGAGGAAAGTGCAGTTTGATCTTATCTCTAGGTTGTCATATTGGAATAGGCTATCTTCGGTTCGGCAGGATGTATTAATCAATATGGCTTACAATCTAGGAGTTGAAGGCTTGATGAAGTTTAAAGTTACCCTTAGTATGATTGAAGCCGGAAGGTATGAAGAGGCAGCGAGGCAGATGCTCCAAAGTAAATGGGCTAAACAAGTTGGTAAGCGAGCTATTGACTTATCTAATATGATGCTAGAGGGTTAATATATAAATGATTATTAGTATTAAAAATTTTAACCTAGCCCAGAACCGCCCTGCCACTGATCGTCCGTGGCGTGACGGGATGTGCGGGCATACTGAGTACATTGTGATGGAGAATAAATAATGGCCCTGTGGACACCGGCAGAAATAGGGTCAGCCGTGGCTTTGTGGCTGGACGCTAGTGATTCAACAACGATCACTATTGATACCGGGATCGGTGAGTGGCGAGACAAATCCGGCAACGGAAGACACCCGGCAAACACTACCGATGCAGCCCAGCCTGGACTCATCAGCGCTGAGCTGAATGGATTGGACATCGCCAGGTTTGATGGATCAAATGATTCGTTAATTTTTCCAGGATCTACCGCAACAGATTATCCGTTGAAATTCAGCACTGCCAGTTTTGCCGTGCTGGCAATTATCAAGCCATCGGCGCTCGTTGCCACGGTTAATATCTTTTTCGGGTCCCGTGCAGCTGCAACTGGCTGGTTTGCCGGGTTTGGGACAAATGATCCATATTTCAGGCTATATGCCGACGCCGAAAAATGGGAACCAGCTCCGATGACCGCAATAACTGCCACAACGACGTGGCAAAGTTTTGTTGCTACGGCTCCTCGTGGAGCGACCGGGAAATACCGAAAAAACGGGACAACATTACAATCGACGACCAGCGCGGTTGGAACTCAATCGCTGTCGAACTCGTTACAGGTCAGACTAGGGAGTTACGTTGACGCGAGTAACGTTACAACTGGGCAATTTAACGGAGATATTGCTGAATTACTGCTGTATGAAGGGGTCATTACCGATGATTTAATTCAGTTATGGGAAGGGTATGCCCACTGGAAATGGGGTTTGCAGGATGATCTCGCCGCCGACCACCCATACAAATCCGCCGCGCCGACGCTAAATAAAGTTTCAGGAGTAGTAACTGTAAATGGATCTCCTGCTGCTAGAACTGTCGCAGTTTTTCTACGATCTGATTTTACATTACTTGGCACTACAACATCAAATGCAACTACTGGGGCCTTTGAGATATTAAATGGTTTGATTCCACCAGATGCTAACGCACTATTAGTAACAGCAATTGACTCAACTGGTACCTATAATGCTGTTTCAGTAGATTATATAACTTCGGTTAGCTCATGAGTTATACCCCACCAGCAGGAGATGCAATAGTTCTTAATTTCAGTGGGAGTTATACCCCTCCTACTGGAGATGAGATAGTTCTTGCTTTTGGAGATTCTGTTCCGAATGCAAGCACTGAGTTAAGTGCTGTAGCATCGAATACCTCGATTGGACTTAAAGTATATAGTGAAAGTGTTGAAGTATTTGCAATAACAGATATTTTAGTTACTGGGATCAAACTGTCAATATCTCTTGCTGATCTGGTGTCCGTTGCAGAGATAAATGCTGTTGGAGAAGTTGGCACATCATCAGCACAAGGATCAGCAACTCTAGTTGCTATAGGTACGCTTAGCTCAATTGGAGTTAAGGTTGCAGTAAATTCTTGCGAGCTGGTAGTTTATGGAGATTTAGTTGATACTTCAACAAAGATTGGTGCAGGTACAGTTAGCATCTCATCGTTAGTTGAAGCAACTGCTACCTCTATTAAAGTCGGAATAGGAGCTAGTACAATATATGCTACAGCAACTATTACCGTTGATGGAGAATCAGTTTTTGCACTACCTTATAGAACAGTATATCTAACTGCAATATCTGCTATAGAGGTAACAGGAACAAAACTTGCTCGTGGTCCTCCTGAGTTATCATCAATTGCTGAAAGTATATCTTTCGGAATAAAGGTAGCAACTGATGAAGCTGAACTATCAGCAATAGCAGATGTAATAACTGATGCACTTACAATTCATGAAGTTGAATTATGGGAAGAAGTCTCAAGAATAACTAGGACGTTCACTGAGCAGTCTGTAATTTCTAGGCAGTATTCAGGAACGTCACTGATTGACAGAATACTTACAGAAAATTCAGCATTAACTACAGAGTATTCTGGTAACTCATTGGTAACTAAAGTTTTTAAAGCAATATCACATTTGAGGAATACATAATGGGCGCTTTTGTAGCAGCAGCAAAAAACACGATGCTTGATGCACTCACTGTTGATCGGCTTTCACTGCATTCTGGTGCACCTGGAGCAGATGGACTGTCAAACGAATTATCTGGTGGAACGCCTGCATATGCACGCAAAGCTTGTGTTTATGCAGCAGCTTCTGGGGGAGAAAGACTATTGAACGCTGATGTGACTTTCGATGTTCCAGGATCGACAAGTGTTCAGTATGTTGGGAAATGGAACTATAATGGTGGAACGATGATCTTTCACGGCTCCGACCAGGTAACGACTGAGTCTTATGGCGCGCAAGGGCAATACATCGTCAAGGCTACTACATCGAAACTTGCACTGACTGATCCGGCATAAGGAGTTATTATGACTGCTCCTAGTGGATTTTTCAAAGGGCAAGTTGGGGCTAAGATTATTTTAGAGACTGGTGATAGTGCTGCAATATTGGCTACTGCAACAGTTTTGAGGATTAACTACTGTTTGCCTTCAGGAAATACTGGATCGTGGACAGCGGCGCTGGAAGGTACATCATTGGCATATACAACTACTGCTATAACAAATCTTTCAGAATCAGGCTTGTACAAAATACAGGCATATGTCGAAGGGCCTGGATGGAAGATGCCTGGAGAAATTGTCGAGATGTATGTTTCTGCTCCGATTGTAGCTATAGCATAAAGGACCCATCTTAATGTATGTACTAACTATTGATCAATCCCGCTGTGCAGACTGTGGGAATTGCGAACGAAGATTGCCTGGGCTGCATTCGAAAGTAATAGATAATAAGTTGCTTGTGAATGAAGTTAATTCTGATGTAGATTTTGTTGCGATATTTCGTGCGCTTGCTGACTGTCTTACTGAGGCATTAAGTTTTCGGAGGTTCAATGGCTGACCAACTCGATGTAGCGTGGGAACAAACTGAGATACATCTGAGAGAAGCATTAGCTAATCGAAGAATGTTTTATGGTGAATCCAGGACTCATTGCCGGGACTGTGAAGAACCTATTCCTGAAGGTCGTCGCAAAGCTGTGCCTGGCTGCCAATATTGTGTTAAGTGTGCTGAGGAGTATGAATAATGAGTTATAGACCTGGAGATTATTTAGTCATTTGTGATCAATGTGGATTCCAAAGATATGCGTCTGAATGTCGGATGACTTGGGACAAGTTGTTTGTTTGTGCAGATACATGTTGGGAAGAAAAGCATCCACACTACACAGATCCGAAACCGCTTGGAGAAAAACAAAGTGTTCCAGTTCATAGACCAGAACCAACAGAAACTTTTATTGATCCTTCCGATCCAATAACTCCAGATGACTTATAAAACTTATGGCTACTTTTCTTGCTTTAAAAACTAGGGCTGATGTGCTTGTTGATAATCCCGCAGTGACAAATCTGTTGGGAGGCTTTATCAATCAGGGAGTTTCTGAAATTGCTGGTGGCATTCCATCGTTATTGGATGGCATTGATAATCCACTTCCAAATTCGTTGACTCCACCGCTGCCAGAGTTGTTCACGATTGGGACTGTAACGACTTCTATTGTTGCTGCCTATGTAGATATGCCAATTAACTTTCAGCGAGATTTACAGTTAGCAGTATCCTACACTGGAAGTGAAATTGACATCGCTCATTCTTTCATAGAGTTTGCTGAAACCTATCCGTTACTGAATAAGTCTGGGCGGATTTCTGAAGTAGCTGAGCATGGAAAGAAGTTGTATTATCAGGGAATTCCCACTGTAGCCGAAACAGTTACGTTGCATTATTATCGAAAGCCTGTTGCTATGGTACTTGATGCAGATGTTCCTGATGGCATTCCTGAGCATTTACATATATCTTTGTTGGTAAACTTCGCTGCTTGGAAAGCTTACGAGCGTCTTGAAGAAAATCTGGAAGGCCAGACTCCAAACACTGATAAATATAAAAGGTTTTTCATGGAAGCAATGAGGACATTTGAATTATCGATTCCATCATATTCTCGTGGATTTATGCTCAGATGAAGGTGGTCTAAATGGCTAATAAGCAAACATTTGTAACAAGGCTTGCACTTGGGCCTTTTAAGGGAATGAATAATAGGGCCGAAGATCATGCCTTGCCAGTAAGTACAGATGAAGATCCGAGAAATGCGGTTCGAAATGTAGTCAATGCTGACTTTACTAATGCGGGCAAGGTTAAAAGACGCAAAGGAAGTACTAAGAAATGTGATGGGCTTGGTATAAAATATGGCTTTTCATGCTCACAGGGACAGTTCATAGTTGAAGGTAACACTTTAAAACTGATCAATGCTGACTGGACTAAGACAACCATTTATACCGGAGTGCTTGGAACTAGTTTTGCCCATTTTGAATTTAATGGAGAAGTCTTTTTTAGTGATGGCTTGATTGGACTGAAGATCATATCTGGTGTAGCACAACGATGGGGAATGGCTAATCCAGCAGCGCCAATAGTCTATACAGCTGCTGGAATACTTGGGGCAGGAACATATCTTTGTTGTATAACATTTTATGATGCACTTGGTAATGAATCTGGAGCAAGTGATATTGTTTCGTTGGATGTGGATGCAAATAGTAGCGTTGTTTTTGCTAATCTTCCAACTTCAGCAGACAGCCAGGTTGTTGGCATAAGAATGTACATGACTACAGCGAATGGAAATGTCTTCTATCAGTGTGGTGATACAGCAATCGGAACGCTTAGTTACTCGGTTGTGCTCCCTCATGATGGAGGAAAGTTAATAGAGACGTTGTTCATGACTCGGCCACCTGCAGGACAGATTATTAGAGAGCATAATGGGAGGTTCTTAATTGCAGCTGGACCTTACCTATATGTGACAGAAGCATACTCAACTGATCTTGTATCACAGCTTAGTAAAAGTGTATTTCAGTTCAGCAACGATATTACGATTGTCGAGCCTGTTGATGATGGAGTATGGATTGTTGCAGACAAAACTTTCTTTTTTGCAGGCAGCGGGCCAGAAAACTATCAGCAAGTAACTAAACTAGAGTATGGAGCAGCACTTGGCACTGGACAGAAACTAGAAAATGGAATGGTATGTTGGTTTTCAATAAGGGGATTAATTATGGCAGGAAATGGAGGAGATATAAAGAACATTCAGGAAGCTACAGTAGCGCCAGATTACAGCAGTTCTGGAACAGCCTTAATCCGGAAAGAGGATGGAATGAATCAGTTTATAACGAGTCTTAAAACGCCAAGTATGTCAACAATGGCTGCATCGAGCTGGATTGATGCTGAAGTTATCAGAAGGAGTTAATGAATGGAAATATATAATCCAGGATTCATCTATACTGTTGAGCATATTGGTGTGGATGGAAAGATTAAATCGGTTGAAAAGATTCATAACCTGATGCCTACAGTAGCGGTTGATTACTTGCTTAATGCTGCCTTTATGGGAGGGTCAGCATACTCGACTTGGTATCTGTCGCTGTTTGATAATAACAGGACTCCTCTTGCAGCAGACACTATGACTACGTTCATGGCTGACTGTGGTGAAGATACAGTTTATACAGCTGTCGGAGGAGCTAGGCCAACGATTTCTTTTCCTCCAGTAGCTTCTGGAGTATTAACAACTGTTGCTAGTCCAAATGAATTGGCATTTCCTAGTGCAGCGACAGTGCGTGGAGCATTTGTTACTACCGGAGTTACGAGAGGTGGAACTACTGGGCTTCTTTGTTCTGCTGTGTTGTTCTCAACTGCCAAAGTGCTTGCTGCTGGAGAATCGCTTCGTGTTCCAGTTGGCTTTGCACTTATATCTGCGTGAGGTGAGATATGTCTTGTTTAAGTGATTATGCAGAAAATTTGGTTCTTACGTGGCTGTTGACAGCAGATGCTCCTGCTGCTGCCGCAAGGCCGACTGCTTGGTTTGTGGCTCTTCATACTGGTGATCCAGGAGAGACTGGAGCGAGCAATGAGGTGCTGGTAGCTACTGATGCAGACTATGTTCGTAAGGCTATTACGTTTGCGAATGGTTCAGGTGGACAATCGTTAAGTACTCTTGAAGTTTCGTGGACAGTTAATTCTGCGTCTGCTGGATATACTGTGACTCATGCATCTGTTTGGGATGCCCTGTCTGCTGGCAACTGTCTGTTTAAGGGGCCGCTTCTTGCTTCTCGTGCACTGATTGCTAATGGAGTTCTTACTTTTTCTGTTGGCGAAATTGTCGCCACTGCTGATTGAGGTGAATCATGAGCTTTAAACTTTCGACTGGAATGCGTAATCACCTGATGGCAACTGATGACTTTGCTGCAGGCGTTAATGGTGGGTTGATCAAGATTTATGGAAGCCCGACAAGTCAGGCTGCTGCGGATGCATTAATTCCAGCGAGTGCTGATGCTGCTCTTGGATCTGCGACGTTGCTTGTAACTATTTCTGTGTCGGGTGGTGGAACTGGGTTGAACATGGACACTACACCATCTTCAGGTGTGCTGACCAAAGCATCTGCCGAAGCATGGTATGGGACTAATGCTGCGTCTGGATATGCTTCATTCTATCGATTCGCTGCCATTGCTGATGATGGAACTCTCAGCACTACAGCAAAGCGCTGTCAAGGAACAGTTGGTATTCTTGGGACTGATCTGATTGTTGCTTCGGCGTATTTGACACTTGGGCAAGAGCAGAGAATTGATAGTTACGCTATTGGAATTCCTTCGGAGTAATATGTGATAACCTTTGATGGAGATCGTAGCCTCAAACGTAAATGGTTTGCAAAGAAGCAACTTGCAATCATTCAAGAAATTGATGTGCCTGCAAAAGCTGTGAAGTGGGACGGATTTAATTTCAAAGTCTGGCAGCTTGGGGAAGATCTGAATGGTGGCAGAGTAACCGCGCCGATGGGAGCAGTGGTTGCATGTTCGTCTGCGAATGGAATTAAGATTGCGGTTGCTGATTACTGGGCTGGTGGATTCAATGCTGAGCAAGACCTATATGTGGTTTTTAAGGATCTTGGGGTATCAGGAGAATTTACTACGTTCTTTGAAGGTGCAATTGATATTCCTCCTGATCCTATTCCATCAGACTACGAACCTACATATTACCCGATGAAGTTCATTCCGGCAATCGGAACATCATGGTTTGGCCTTGTTGATGGCGATACTGTTGGGCCAGATTCTGTAGAGGTGGATAATTTTCCATGTGGGCCTGTTCCGTTGCCATGGAAAGGTGAAGCATACGACATCATGGTCGGCGGAACCATGAAATATGACCTTGATGGGAATGGAGTGTATGACTGGTTTAGGCATGTGTTTGAGAAGAACACTTCATTTTATCTTGCTGCCGGCCAACAGGCATTACGAAAGAATTGCATAGCAAAACACATAGAGTATGATATAAATTTCGATCCTCTACGGACATATCAAAAGACTGGAACAGATCGATATACTTCATACCATGGAGCATATATTTACGACTTCGTTGATAGTATCAAAGTTGTTGGTTACAACATTGATGTAACAACAAGTACAGTTGATAATATTCAATTCAGTGAAATCCTTACAACTGCAATGCCAGAAACATTGCGGTTGATCCTTATTCATACTTTGAATGATGGTTCTTGTGAACCTATAGGATCTTATGCAACAGACAATATGTTTTTTCATGCAGTAAATGCTACAACGCATATCTGGTCATCAGGCGGAGAATCGTGTGCAGCCAAAGATTATTATGATGACAATCCAGGCAATGATGACTGGAGATTGTTCTATTCAATGACAGTTGATGGAGTTACACATCTTGTCAATTATGGGCAGTTTGGAGCATTGCTAAACTCGCTATCGTTGCATGGAACTTCTGGTAGTTGGTACGATGCGATGAGGATGTTTTCTCAGTTGGTCGGTGCATATCCGAATTGCAATTGGACAGTACCGTATGATTCAATAATGTTTCATGATGATGATAATAATCTTTATACATGGACTAGACCTTATGGCCCTGTGAAAATATCTAAAGATGGAATAGAGGTAATTGAAATGTCTATTCCATCTGAGGTTGTTGATAATGACGGAGTGCGGCCTGAGATAACGTATGCGGGAAGGTTTGTGGATTACAGATTGTACCTATGTATTTGTAATAAGGTGAAGGAAGAAGTGAAGGCAGTATATATCGGTAATCCATTTCCTGATGATGAAGATGATAGTGATGATTGGATAAAGTTACCTCATGTTGATCCAAGAATAGTACATGTTACTAATCCAGATGAAGACGTAGTAACTTGTGTATTGTTTCATGTGCGGCCTGTAAGAGTTACTCCGACAAGTGTTTTTTTGATTGGAATAACAAAGGATACTACTCTTTATATAGATGATCAGACTGGAGAGTATATTAGAGATGAAAGTGGTGAGCTTACTAAATCATATCATTATCATTTCGCCTCGTTAATTTGGTCAGTTGATTTAGAAGGAAACGCTACTACAGATATCTGGACTCAGTTGGCGAGACTTCCTTTTACTGCAAGTGATAATGATAATTTGCAAGTTGGCCTTTATGGAGATGATAGCAGAGTAAATGAGCTAGCAGCATACTTGACTCCACCTCCGATTATGCCACAATCTCCAGTCGGGCCTTACGATAAATATTCAATAGGATTGCCATGAGCATCTTACAAAAAGATTATGTATATGAGATTATCCAAGGAGAATCATACACAACTTCAACTCCTGGAATACCTGCAACTGATGGATACTGGACTTCGCTTCCACCGACTTCAGTTGTGAATGTAACTGATCCAGTTTCTGATTCAGTTGTTACTACTGCGGCGATAAATGAAACGCCTGGATATGTTAGACTTGCAACATGGACAGAAGTAAAAGGTATCTGGCCTTGGCTTACTTCTGAATGTGCAATTCAGGTAAAGATTCTTGAAGGGATATGTTCAAGTCCAACTCTTGGATCAACTATCTTTACTCAGTATTCATATCGGAAAGAAGATCAGCCATTAGATGGTGGTCGGTTGCTTATGTATACGGTTTATATTGTGATTCAACGAATCAATGGTGGGGTTGCTTTCTGTGCAGTCACCGGACCAACAAGTAATATTACAATTGAGTCTAATCCAATTTATATTCCAAATTATGAGTACACAGCGGGGACTATAGATGGCTGTTAATCCTGGTGATGCGTTTCCGATACTTGGTGGAGGATATGATAGTACAGGGACAAATTTAATACCGTTCCCAGTAGTATCTTCTTCTTCAATTCCAACATCTTCTTTGTATGTTCAACCAACTGTAGATGATACAAAGATATGGCATCCTCCTACACCAGCAGTTCCAGGCACGACTGTAACGCACACTACACCGAGTAAGATTAATAAACTGCTCAATAAAGGATGGAACAGTTGGGCACGAAGCATTAATCCACTGGTAATCGGAGAGGTTTGTGTCTTTACAGTCATGGATGGTGTATCAGGAGCGATTCTTGGCATTGGTCCAGCAGGACTAGAGACTAGCGGCCCTGGAGCATTTTCACATTCTATTATTTGTGATGTTTCTGGAGTGCATATCCGTGAGAATAATACTCAGGTCAAGACACTGAAAGACCTTCAGACAGCAGTTTCTGTTCTGAGGATTCATCGGCAGGAAGATGGAAGCATTGTTTATGTAGCTACGACAGGAACAGAAACACTGATATATACAAGTCTTTTTCCATGTCCAAAGTATCTGACCTTATATGTCTATGGCCTGCTCTACTCTAGTGGGGACAAAGTAACAGCAACACAGTTCGCTGATTATGGTGATGTTCAATATGGAGCCTGCTAATGGATGCTGTATTTGGATTTGTTGTTAATAACTGTGATGTTATATTCCCTGCTGAGTTTGGAATAACATTTGGCAGAGGTCAATTTGCATCTGCAACATTCTCAAGTGAGTTTGGACTTATTCCAAGTGGAGAATCGAACTATGGCTATGCTATGCTTCCGAGTTTTGCCAGCATAGGAGGCGAGATTCCTACTGGATATGGAGTAGGCTCGACTGAACTTCCAGCATTTACCTCAACTGGCAGCGGAGGATTTTATATTCCGCCTGAACCAGTATGGGGATATGCTGAGTTGCCATGGTTCACTTCATTTGGTCTTGTCAAGACCAGTTCTCCAGGAACAGGAAGTTCAACGATTCCGGCATTTGAGTCTATTGGAGGAGAGGGTAATTACGGAATTGGTGAAGCCACATTGCCTGCCGTGCAGTCATATGGTATTGAAGGTCCAGCAGCTAATGTTGCTAATGCAATAACTGGAATCTACCTGTTTGATGGGATTGGAGTTGGTCAGGATCAGATTGTCTTTGTTGATTGGAATGGACAGATAGTTGACAGTATTTCAGGCACACGAATATTGATTGATAGTATTCTTGTTAGTCTTGAAATTAGTGACACTTACTCAGTACTTGGATTGCTTCTAGCATCACTGGATGATTCATTATCAATTACTGGTTCTATAGTTGCAAGTGTTGGAGATGGAACAAACTTTGCGCCTGCAATTGATGCATCCTCCAGGGTGTGGGTAGTAAATATTGATACAGGTGCAACTAGTCAATATGATGATTATGGTTATATTTCTTTCTACTCGTATGGAGGAAAAAATTACGGTGTGGCAGAAGATGGAATCTATGAACTAACTGGAGATACTGATAATGGAGTTGAGATAGATGCTCTGGTAGATTTTGGTCGAACTGATTTAGGCTCCATATATAAAAAGAGAGTTACTTCTGCGTATGTGGATGTTGGGTCGGATGGCAAAATGGCCTTAGTCATAGAAACTGATGGACAGACATCAAGCTTTGAAGCAAACGATTATAGTACAGCAGTATCACGGCATAGAATTAACATGGGAAGTGCATTGTCTGGCTATTATTGGAATCCAGTTCTGACAAATAACAATGGATATGATTTTGATCTTGCAAGTATTATGCTTGAAATTATGCAATTAAATAGGAGACTTTAATGCCAACTGCAGCTTAAAATGATCATGCCAACATGGAGTATTCATAGCAAGTTGCCGTTTTTGCATGATGAATATAACTTAAACTGTTATCAGGTTGGTTTGTTTGGTGATGATCAAATGGTAAATGAACTTAGAAATTTTACTTCTCCTCCTCCAGTTTTATCTCAGATGCCATGGACGCCTAATTATGCTATCTATGATACCTTGTGGGATTTTGTAATATAATTTGGAGTAATATATGTCTATAATAACTAATGAAAGGTTATTGCTCAGTAGTGCTGATGTCTTAACTGCATATTCAACTCAGATGGTTTATCATGTTCCTACAGAAAAATTAGTTTGCTTATTTGCAGCAACAGATACTACTGCAGCAAGTTCCACAATAAGGTCTAAATATGTATCATCTACTGGTAATATATCTGCATTAGCTGACACAGGAAATCCAATTGTATATACAATTAAACAACCTGGTGGTGTAGAATTTGGTCTTGGGGGAGTACAAGATAGATTGCTTTTTAGAAGTAGAACAGATTATGTAGCAAGTTTGACTGTAGATACAAACGGAATGATCTCAAATGGAGAAGCTGCTGTACAGAGTGATCTTTTGCCTCAAATGCTATCTGACAATGTACTTTGCTGCATGGGAGGAATATTTGGGGTTGGAGTTTACGCATATATTTATTCATATAGTGGAGGGGCAATCTCATTTACAACCTCTACTCAAATAAATAATGATACTACAAGTTCAAACAGTGATGCTTGTTTTTCTGTTGATAAAACTACAGGGGATTTTGTTTACTTATATAGGATTAGTAGTTCTCCATATACTGGAAAAATTATTAGAGGGAATATTGCTCTTAATGGGACTGTGTCTGGAGTTTCAACAGAAACAACTGGACTTGTTTCTCAAACCGCTCCGGTTATGGACGCTCCTAGTGGAGCATCTATTATTACTACAAGATCAGACTTTTCAGGAACATATAAAGATTCGTATTGTTTGTTAAATGATGGGAATATATTTACTCCATTTTCACCTTGGCTTGGTTCTGCCCCAGAGTGTATTAGAAAAGTTGGTACAGAATATTATATAATGAGGGGAACATATAATGGAACAACTAATCTTACAAGAATAGCATCTAATGGTGATTTAATTGAATCAACTGAAATTCCCAATAGTGTGTATCTGCAAAAGCATGAAAATATTTGCTATGTTCCAGAGTTGCAGAAGGTTTTTTTAACATACAGTCGATCTGGAACTTGGGGTGTAATGCTTGCAGAGATTGATTTGTCTGAAGCATTCTGGACAAATTTTATAGGGCAAACAGAGATAACATAATGACGACACTTATTAAAAATTGGAATTATATAATCGTTCCTGCAGGTACAGGTAGTGCGTTAGCTACTCAAGAATCAGTCTCTACTGTTACATATCCTGTGGGAGATTATGTTGGTGATGCCTTACCAATAATTCAAACTTATCCAATTTATTGAATTAAATAGGAGACTTTAATGGCTGATGCAGCGGAAATTATAAATCAAATCATTGCAAATGCGATTGCGACTGCAAATAAATCAACTTATGAAGCACAACGAGCAGCAGATGATTTGGTCAGGAGTAGTGCAGGATTTTATCTTACTCCACCAACAACAGTAACAGGGTTTAATGTTGAGGCGGTAGAACCAGATATACCGACAGCAGCAGACTCAACATACGATTATCAGGCTGAACGTGATGCGTTGATTGCTTTGTTATCAAGTAAGCTAGCAAACTTTTTTACCACTTATTATCCTCTGGCAAGTGATGCTTTTGATGAAGCCACAACTTGGTTGGTCAACACGATTACGAATGGCGGAACTGGGATTCCGGCTGCACTTGAAGATCAGATAGTCCAGCGAATGCGAGACCGAATTATTAGGGATGGTCAAAGGGTTGCAAGTGGTATCTCGGCTGGCTATGCTGCGAGAGGATTTTCTCTAGTTCAGGGACCGATGATTTATGATTTGAACCAGGCAACATTTGAGCAGGCTGGCAAGATTGGAGAGGCCTCAACAGCCATGGCTACGAAGCAAGCTGAAATTGCTATCGAGACTATTAAGTTTGCAATTGGTAAAGCCATCGAATCTCGGATTGCTGCAATGAATGCGGCAGTAGATTATATTCGGGCGCTTTCTGTAGCTCCTGATGCAGCTTCCAGGATTGCAGCACTGAATACTGATATTAAGGCTAAGATGATGAGTGCTGCGGCAGATTGGTACAGAGCCAGACAGTCAAGGGATCAAATGATATTGCAATCCAAACTGGCAGAGCTTACTGCTGGGATTGATGTCTACAAGCATAGGCGAGATAATGCAACACAAAGTGATCAGGTGGATGTTCAGGCACTTGCAGCCGCTGCTGATGTTTTTGCTAAGACTGCTCAGGCTGCATTGACATCTTTGAACAGTGTTGTTGCTACGACTGCAAGCACGTTTGCGTGATAACAATCATTAATTATTGAGGTTAAGCTATGGCTCTTAGTACTATTGAAGAAGAAAGAAAACGTAAAGAAGCAGCAGCTAAACAACTTACTCCTACTACTGATCCCTTTCTTGCCTCGATTGCTAGAGGAGATTATACTACGCCTAAACCAGTTGTTAAGCAAGCACAGGCTACTCCAGGCAATATAATGAGTGAATCTTTCTATGGAGGGGCAGATTACTCACCTAGAACAAGACCTCAGATAGGCCAATCACAGCCAGATGGAAGTAGATTGGTAATTGATCAAAGAGCATCAACTCAATCTAATACTATAAATCCACCACCGCTTAAAGAAATTCCCAATGCTCAGAGAGATGCTGAGTTGGGCAAGATGACAGCTTCAAGGAATGGAAATATAGTTACATATGATATTGGTGGAAACACTCTTTCATATGATGCAAGCCAGACTGATCCAAGTAAAATTAGCTTAAGAAATATAAACAAATCTTCTGGTAATGCCCCTACTTGGGATGATTATCATGTACAGCAAAGGGCTAGATATGAGGCTGCAAATCCTCGTAAATATGCTTCTTCTGAATCAACTCCAATAACACCGAAGCCTATTGAAGATAATAGTTTTGGTGGATTGTTTCTGCAAGGATTACAAACTAGAAAAAATATGTCTGAAGCTCAGATGGCGGATCTTCGGGCAAAGCAAGAGGTTGCTCGGGCAGAGGTAATGAATCAAGCAAATCGTACTTTAGTAGATGTGGATAGAAATCGGTTGCTTGAAATGGATGTACAAGGACAAAATAAGTTACGGGATATTCAAGGTCAGGTAGCACAACAGCCACCAGTTACTGAAAGTACATTAAAGCCTATGATAATTGAAGAGGCTGATCCAAATGATCCAACTGGAATGAGTAAGAGGCAGCGAATCATGATTCCAAATGCGGAAGGTACTGGATATGTTGATGGAATGACTGGGCAGGCACCAGCAAGTACAGTTCCACAAGTTACCCCTGAACAAAGAAGTAAGATCAACGCATTAATCAAAGCTAATCCAAACATTGATAGGGCAACTATTCTTCAGAAAATAGCTAATGGAGAAATTTAATGGATGAGTTTGATAAGCTGTTTGGAGTTGCTGATAACGAACCTGATGAGTTTGAAAAGATGTTTGGCATTAGCAATGCAGCGACTATAGATACTTCTGAGCCTGAACGAACTGTTGGCTCAACAATAAAGGATGTAGGCGTATCTCTTGCTAAAGGTGTAGTAGGTGCTGGCCAAGGACTGATAGGACTTGCAGATATTCCAACAGGCGGGCATGTTGGGAAGGGTCTTGAATCGGTAGGAGTCAAACCTGATGAATGGCAGCAGGATTTGTCAAAGCAATACTCACCTGCACAGCAAGCAGCAAATCAGCAAGTAGATGCAGCGACTGGATTTGTTGATACTGCTAAAGCAATGATTTCGAATCCAAGCACGATTGCTCATGGCATTGTAGAGACGCTTCCATCCGTAGCTGCTGGTGGTGTGATTGGTAGAGGTGCCCTGGCAGTAGGATCACGGTTCGCTCCAAAAGCAGTTACATCTCTCGGCAAGACTGGATCTGCTATTGCAGCTGGAGCAGTTGGTGAAGGTACAATTGGTGCAGGGCAAACGGCTGAGCAGATTAGAAACCAGTCGCAAGATGACTTATTGACTGGAAAGCAGGCAGGCTTGGCAGCAGCGGCTGGACTTGGTACTGCGATATTTGGAGTTGTTGGTGGAAGGTTGGCAAAGAAATTTGACTTTGCTGACGTGGATACGATGATTGTCAATGGGCTGAACCCAGCCAAAAAGGAAGGTCTCAAAGGAGTTGTCAAATCAATCCTTGGTGGAGGCATTACTGAAGGTGTGTTCGAAGAACTTCCGCAGACTGTCCAAGAGACGATCTTCACAAATGCTGCACTTGATAAGCCATTGCTGGAAGGTGTGCCTGAAAGTTCTGCCCAAGCTATTATTCTTGGCGGAGCAATGGGTGGTGGTGCAAACTTGTTGCCAGGCAAAGATGCTGGGCCTGTAAAAACTGAGGCAGAGCTTGAACTGGATAGGCGTGCAGGAAATATTCTTATCCAGAAAGATGATCAGATTGCTCAGAGTGTACAGAAATTAAATGAAGATCTTAAAGCTGGGCAGGAGTTGCTAGCTGACCTTGATAAACTTGATCAGAAGGCAAGAGAACTGAATGTGTCTCCAGCTGAGTTAACTAGAAAAACTGTTTATGACACCAAAAATACTCAGGATCTTCTGGATCGAATTAAGTCAGAAATGACGAAGAAGGAAGAGATTGCTAAGAAAGAATATGAGGCGCTGTCGCCTGAAGATAAGCAAGTAAAAGATATTGAAAATAAACTAATTGCACAGCGTCAAGCTGAGGCTCAGCAGATCAATAGTGATCTTGAGGCAATTAAGAAGCGAGAAGAAATTGCTCGTAAGCAATATAAGGATGAAAAAGATCCTGAGAAGAAATCAGCAATTGCTGAACGGGCTATTAGTTTGAGGAAGGAAAAGGATGCGTTGCTGAACCGTCAGTTACAAATTCAAGAAGTGAATCAAGCTAAAGAATTTGCTCCTGTAAAGAAAGCTGATGAACTTCGTCAGGAGAAAGAAAACTTTTATAATAGACTTTGGCTTGGAGGAACTAGTAAAGATGCAGCAGAATCTGCGCAAGTATTTAATGAAAAATCTACTGAACAGCAAGATATCTTAGATAGGCTTTTGAATCAAATTGCAGCTACTCAGGATCAGCAAAAGAAACAAGAGCTGCAGAAAGTCTATGATGGATTGTTTCAGACTTTTGAACGTGATGCTCAGGAGGCTGCTCAAACTTTTGAAAGTCAAGATCTTAGTCAGTTTGATCAATTGGTTAGGGCTAAAGATCAGGAACGCCTTAATAAAGTTCTTGAAGCTATAGTTGTAGAGCCGGATCCTCAGGCACGACAGAAACTCTATGAGCAGATGTTTATGCTGCCTGGAGTTAAAGATGCTGCTGCTTCAGCTGAAGTGTTTGCTCAGCAGGGTGAAGATGCAGACATGGTACAGAGACGTAAAGAGTTGAAGCAGATCATGAGTAGGATTACTCAAGAGTCTGATCCTGCAGTCAGGCAGAAACTTTATAATCAGATGTTTCAACAGCCTGGAGTTAAGAGTGCTTTGGAGTCTGCGGAAGTATTTACTTCTACGGATGTAAAAACAAAAACAGGCAAACCATATAAAAGTAGAGAGTATCTTGAAGGAATTATTAGTGAATTACCTAATCCTGAAAGTTATGATATAATAGAAAGTCCTGAAGGATTTACTGCTGTAAAGAAAGTACTTGGTTCAATTGACAACAGTGCGTTCAATAATGAACAGCCAGTCGGTGAGGTTCCACAGTTTCAGGTTGGTGAAACTCAAAACCTTGTTAAGAATATAAGCCTTACTGATATTCAAAAAGCCTTCAATGATCAGATTGTTACAAAAGCTGAAGACGGAACTATATCTATCAAATTAAAAAATGGAAAAGGCTTAACGATTAATAGCATTCAATCAGCTGGGGATGGTTTCATATCCTTTGCGATTGAAACTGGCCAAATGTCTAAGGAGGGTAAAATTCTTGGCATTACTGTAGGTAATAAGATTCTACTAGACAAAAACTTTGCTGACAATAAAACTCTTTGGCATGAAAGTATGCACGTCTTAGAAAATCTTGGCATGATCACAGAAGCTGATAATAGCGCTCTTAATAAGGAGTTTAATAAACTTCGGAAAGCAGGCAAGCTAAAGTTTGCTCTCAGCACATATAACAATCCTGAATTATCAGAAAATGAAAATAAGAAGCAGCGCATGATTGAAAATCGGGCGAACATGTTTGCTCAGATTATGACTGACAGAGATGCATACCGCAACACTGGGTTTGGGAAAGTCATTCAAAGGGTGATGGATTTCTTTCAGCAGCTGCTAGCTATGGGTAAGCAGACTGTTAGTGGGCTTGCAAGAGAGGTAGAATCTGGCAAGATTTATGAACGCAAAGTTGGTAATCAAACAATTTCGACGACTGTTCCAATGGCTGAAGAAGCAGCAAGTAAGTGGCACTCAGCCTTGGAGAATGCAGTCAATAGTTTTCAGCAAAAGATTGGAACGCCTGACCAATGGAAAGGAATGATCAAAGGTTATCCTGGCATCAAGCAGGAAGAACTTGATTGGATTGGGCTGGATGAATGGTTGGACAGCAAAGATGGGAAGGTTAGCAAGGATGAGTTGGTTAAGTTTATTGCGGAAAATAATGTCAGGTTGGAGGAAGTTGTAAAAGGTTGGACTGTAGAAAAAGAACAAAGGTTAACTGATCTTGATAATAAATTACGAGAAACTGGTAATTTATCTGTTGATGAGCAGGATGAATATAACAGTTTAATTAATGAGGAATCTTTTTCAAAAACATTAGGATCTGATACAAAATATGCTAACTATCAACTTCCTGGAGGAAAGAATTATCAAGAACTTTTAATCACGTTGCCCTTGGGAAATAAACCTAGTAAAGAACAAGCACAACTTTTTAATTATAGAAAACAACTAGAAAATAAATATGGACAAAATCTTACTTATGACGATCTAGTTGAAGCTATAACAAGAGAAGAAAAAATAGAACTCAATAAGTTAGAAGACTTATTTTATGCAAATGAATCTAAACCTATTGATTCAAAAGATAGATATAAATCATCTCATTGGGACGAACCAAACATTCTAACTCACATCAGGTTTAATGAACGAACTGATGCTGATGGAAACAGAGTGTTGTTTCTTGAAGAGGTGCAGAGCGACTGGCATCAGGCGGGAAGGAAAACAGGCTATGATACAACAAAGGAATACGATAAAATAAAAGCCTTTGCTGAGCAGCATGGAATAACAATTAGAACTGGACCAAAAGAAACATTACCAGTGAAAGAGCGAGTATTTTTAAGGCGAGCTGCTGAAAATACTATTGGAATAGATCTAATGGAGGATATGCTTGATGCACATGAAGCAGAAATACAATATTCTATTCCATACGCTCCGTTCAAAAAGTCTTGGCCGTTGCTTGCAATGAAGCGCATGATAAGGTATGCCGCGGAGAATGGATTTGATAAGATTGCTTGGACTACTGGACAGCAGCAAGCAGACAGGTATGGTGAAGCTAATATTAAAGCTGAAGGCATGAAAGGCTTCTACGATCAGATGCTTCCTTCAATGCTGAATAAAGAGTTTAATCGAGGTAAGTGGGGAAATGCCAAGGTTGAGGCAACTGATATAGGCTTACAAAAAGATGGTAAAGTTACTATCACAGAAGCAATAAAAGCTTTTAGTGATGGCAAGCAAGTTTTTGTTGGAGATCATTTGGCTCAGTCTCGTAATGAAATTGAGACCTATCCTTATGACGACTTAACTATACCTATGCCTGAGCATGTTCTTTCTCTTCCCATTACCAACCGCATGAAATCAAAGGCACTCCGTGAGGGGATGCCAATGTTTGAGGTTACAAATTTAAAAGATAGAGAATATCTTACAGCAGTAAGTAATAATGATATATCTCAGGCACAAAAATTAGTAGATAATGCAGCAAAAGAAAGTGGCTACACAGAAACTGTTTATCATTGGGGTAGGATTCCTTTATCAGATGCAAGTGAATTGCCTAATTTAGGAACAGTTCTTTTAGCTAATACTCCATTAACAGAAGAACAGAAAATTGAATTAGGGCCTATATTTAGATTATATAGAACAAAACAATTAGGTAATGGACTTTATGTTTCACGAAATCCTAATAGATGGGAAGGGTATGTAAAAAATGGTGATGGAGGATTTTTAGTTCCTATTGACGATAATGCTATATCTGATGAATTTTTTAATCAAATATTAAATGATGAAAAATTAAGTAAGTTTTTTAATGTTAGTAAATTAGCTATTGATAGATATGAAAATAAAAATCCTGGACAAGGTTGGAAAGTATATAGAAATGAGTTATTAGGATTTAAACGTAAGTTATATGATATTGCATCAAAAAACTTAAAGAATTTACCTATAAAGAAATATAAGTTATATTATAATCCGGATAAACTTATTACTGGAAATGAGTATTCTGATTCATCTGATTTAGCTTATAGAAATAAGAATAAAGATATTGAGAATATTGATGATAATGAAATAAAAATTGTAAATTCAGGAGCAGTTAAATCTGCTGATGCAATAACATATCATAATGGTAATGTT